TATTTACAAAAGCTACGTGAAACTATGACAGAAGAACTTCAGCAAGCACTTCTAAATAATATTGAAGTCAATGAAGAGGAGACCATATAAGAGACGAAAGCGCGGACCGGTACAAGCAAAGAGGATATCATATGATGGTATCAACTTTGCTTCCGGTTTAGAGCGCTATATGTATATGGCTTTGAAAAAAGCAAATATCAAAGCTAAGTACGAGGGCGAAACGTTTGTGTTGCTGAATGGATTTCACTTCCCAAACAAATGCTATGCACGTCAAGCTAATGGTAAAGGTGATTTTAAAGATCGAGGCAGCAAGCGCATACTTCCTATAAAATATACACCCGACTTCATTGGTGATGACTTTATTATAGAAACAAAAGGTAGAGCTAACGAATCTTTTCCAATGCGTTGGAAATTATTTAAAAAGCTAGTAACTGAACAGTTCCCGCAGTACACATTATATAAACCACAAAATCAAGCAGAATGCGACAGAACAATAGAGCTAATCCGCAACTCGCAAAAAAAGTAGCGAGACAGAAATACAAGGAGCGGCAGATCGATAAGTTTGTTAAATGGGCTGCTGAGCAAAAAGGATATATAAAGTATAAAGAGATAGTTCAACTGCATGAGCAGTACAATATAAAAGTGTATGGCTAAAGTAAATTTATTCGCTTTTAAAGAAAAAGCAAAGGTGCGTAGACCAGGTGTCCACGCAAAAACAAAAACCAGTAACAATAAACAAAGTAAAAATTATGTCAAAAAATACAAAGGGCAAGGCCGCTAAAGATTGGTCGTTAAGTTTTGGAACATATCCAGGTATATTATTTGGTATACGTACATACCACGGTGATACACATTCTCAAACTGTATTTTACTTACCGTTTATTGATGTTGCTTACGAAGTTGAAAAATAATGGGATTGTTTGATGAGCGCATAGCGTACAAACCATTTGAATACCCCGACTATTATACAGAAGGGTGGCTTAAGCAAGCTCAGGCGTTTTGGTTACACACTGAAATACCTATGCAAAGCGACATTAAAGATTGGAAAGAAAAATTAAATGACAAAGAGAAGAACTTGGTCGGAAACATATTACTCGGTTTCGCCCAAACAGAGTGTGCGGTATCAGACTACTGGACACAGAAGGTTGTCTCATGGTTTCCTAAACATGAGATACAGCAGATGGCAATGATGTTTGGTTCGCAAGAAACAATACACGCTGTTGCTTATAGTTATTTAAATGAAACGCTAGGTCTTGAAGATTATGAAGCTTTTTTACATGAGCCAGCAACTGCTGGAAGGTTTGACAATTTGGTTAGTTATAGCGGCACCGATCCTATTGGTATTGGCAAGTCTCTTGCTGTCTTTAGCGCTTTTGCTGAAGGGGTTAGTTTATATTCTGCATTTGCTGTTCTCTATAGTTTTCAGTTAAGAAACTTACTGAAAGGTATTGGTCAACAAATGAAATGGAGCGTGCGTGATGAGTCACTGCACAGCAAAATGGGTTGTAAACTGTTCCGTGATATGTGTAAAGAAACACCTGGTTTATTAATAGAATGTCATCCAGATATAGTTGAAGCTGCCAAAACAATGGTAGATTTAGAAGAAAAGTATATTGACAAAATGTTTGAAATGGGTGATATTGAAAACCTAAAAGCATATGATCTTAAACAATTTATTAGAAAAAGAGCAAATGAAAAATTACAAGAGCTTGGATATTCAGCCTTCTTCGATGTCAATACTGAAGCGGCTGATAACCTTGATTGGTTTTATCATCTTACCGGGGGTCATACTCACACAGATTTCTTTGCTATTCGGCCAACTGATTATTCAAAGGCTAACGAAGGTGAGGACTTCGAAGATATTTGGTAATTTAATGTCAGAAGATGAAATGTGGGACGATTTAAGAGAAAGAAATGAAAGAAAGTAAATTAATTGAAATGCAAAAACAGATTCAAGCACTTATAAGAGTGGTTGACTATATGCGCCAAGAACTGGAGCAAGTAAAAACAATGTCTGTTGGAACTTTCCAAACAATAAAAGAAATGCCTGATTATGAAGAAGCAATCGAAAAGCTTAAAGAGAAAGCTGTTGGAGAGCATGGTGAAAGAGCGTCGTTTGACGCCGACGGAAAGATTAGCGAATAGGCTAGGATATATGGGGACCGGGTTTTTTGTAACTGCTCCCCATATGTTACCTGATACACCTGGCGTTGTAATATATTTTTTAGCAGGTTTATTTTGCACACCCCAAGTGTGGGTAGCAAAACAATGGAACTTAGTAATAGTAAACTTAAATGTAATGATGGCGTACGCGCTACTATTTTTTAAATGATGTGGAATAATGAATGGAAAAAAGGTGTCGACTACCCATCTTGGGGAGACACGGAAGTATACAAGAAGACTATATCCGGGGGATATCTACATATGGGAGAGTCCCCAAGAGACGCATACAAAAGAGTCGCAACAACAGTCGCGAAACGATTGTACAAACCAGAACTAGCAGATACATTTTTTGATTACATCTGGAAAGGTTGGTTATGTTTAGCGTCTCCGGTTTTATCTAATACAGGTACCGATCGTGGTTTGCCTATATCGTGCTTCGGTATAGATGTGGGTGATAGTATACACGACATTGGTACTAAAAATTTAGAAATGATGATGCTTGCCAAACACGGTGGGGGTGTTGGTATCGGAGTTAATATGATTCGTCCCGCCGGAGCTAAAATCACAGGAAATGGAACATCAGATGGAGTCGTACCCTTCTGCAAAATCTACGATAGCACAATTCTTGCAACCAATCAAGGATCAGTTAGACGCGGAGCTGCAAGCGTTAATATCAACATTGACCACGGAGATTTTGAAGAGTGGCTTGAAATACGAGAGCCTAAAGGAGATGTCAACAGACAATCGCTTAACTTACATCAGTGCGCAGTGGTTGGCGATAAGTTTATGCGAAAGCTTGAACGAGGAGATGCAGAGGCTAGATCTAAGTGGAGTAAACTTCTTAGAAAAAGGAAAAGCACCGGAGAACCGTATATCCTTTTTAAAGGAAACACTAATAAAACAAATCCAGCAGCGTACAAAGACAACGCTTTAAAAGTTCATATGACTAACATCTGCAGCGAAATAGTATTGCATACAGATGAGTCACATAGCTTTGTTTGTTGTTTAAGTAGTTTAAATGTTACTAAGTATGAAGAATGGAAGAATACAAACCTCATCTACGATGCTATCTGGTTTCTTGATGGAGTCTTGGAAGAGTTTATTCAGAAAGCTAAGGGGCTTACAGGCTTTGGAAACTCTGTTAGATCTGCTGAGAAGGGCAGAGCACTTGGCTTGGGAGTCTTGGGTTGGCATACGTACCTGCAACAAAACGGTGTACCCTTTGAAGGATTACAAGCACAGTTCCAGACAAGACGTATATTTAGCCAAATTAAGATTGAATCTGAACGAGCATCAAGAGCGCTTGCTGAGATTTATGGTGAACCTCTTTGGTGTCGTGGCACTGGCTTTCGTAACACTCATCTTAGGGCTGTTGCTCCTACTGTGTCTAATAGTAAGCTTGCCGGTAATGTTAGTCCTGGTATTGAGCCTTGGGCCGCTAATGTTTTCACTGAACAAAGCGCGAAGGGTACGTTCATTAGGAAAAACAAAGAGCTAGAAAAAGTACTTCGTAAAGTTGGTATCAACGTTAAAGAAACGTGGGACAAGATTATGGCCGATGGCGGAAGTATACAAGATATTGAAGAGTTAGATAACTGGGGATATGTTAATGGTAAGCTTACGCTTATTGAGGACTCAAAATCGTACGATCTAACAGGCTTTGATAAAGTTAAAGATGTATTTAAAACCTTTAAAGAAATAAATCAATTAGAGCTAGTTAATCAAGCCGGCATACGTCAGCAATATATTGACCAATCTGTCAGTTTGAATTTAGCTTTTCCTTCTGAAGCGTCGCCTAAGTGGATTAATCAAGTTCACATGGACGCCTGGAAAAAAGGTATTAAAACATTATATTACATGAGGACAGAGTCTGTGCTGAGAGGCGATATAGCCGCGAGTGCTATGGACCCAGACTGTGTTGCTTGTGATGGGTAATAAAAAAAGGGGTTACTTTCGTAGCCCCTTAATTTTTTTTGCTATACACAATTATTTTTTTACTTCAAACTTAAAGTTTTTACCTGATACAGCAAGCTTATCAATTACTTCAGTTTGTGTATCACGAAGCAGCTTTTCAAGTTTATCTTTTTCAATAACCATTCCAGCTACTTTATCTTCTAGCGCTTCGTTTTTTGCTTTTAATGATTCTAACTCTTCAGGATTCTTACCTATAAAAGTATATATTACCACCGACAAACTACCGACTAGCATACCGACAATAACTTTAAATATATCATTATTAGTTTCAGGTATTTCTTTAAATGCTAAAAATAGTAATAAACTCATTACCATTGCGAACACTGTAGCGGAGCCTATATAACCGCGCATTTCTTTATTTCTAAACATATCTAAAAATTACTTGCTAAATTAATTTCATTTATTGTTTCTTGTATTTCAGCCAACCCAACAGGAAGCGTAAGGTCAAGACCGGCTTTAAATATTTTTTCCATACTACCAGACTTAAAAATAAGCACAGTAGGTACCATTCGAACCCTATACTTTTTTTTAGCTTGTGGCGCTGTAGATATATCAACTCTATAATATGATGCATTTTCTATTTTGTCCCATTCATTAAAACAATTTGCTTCATTAAATTTAGCCCAGAATTCAACAACTATTGTGCCATTGTTATCATCGCCAAAAGCATTATCATTACTTATTATTTGGTCAAAGTTACTATCATCAATCCAGTATTTTTCTGGCACTTCGGATTGCGCGTGCGCTAAAGCGCTTATAAGTAGTAGTATTAAAGTTCTCATTGATTTTTTCTTATTTCGTATAAACGCCCATCTATTTTTTCCAGTTCCTCAAGTATCTTATCAACATCTTCTTGCGTGTCCATTATTGTTTGGCGCACAAGCTCATCTTTCAAATCATACTCGGTTCTTGAAATTACTGGCTCAGGTAGTTCCTTAGCAAGCGCTATATCAGATTTTAAAGTAAAATACATAGTAGCCAAAGAAATTGCGCCGCCTATAATTATACCTATCGTCTTTAAATCAAGAGTTATTTTTGTGCCTTCTCCTATCTGTGTAGCCATTACCTAAATGTTATATTGATTCCAAAATTAGAGTTAAATATTTCTGAGTCCCAAAATTTAGTATACTCACTTTCTACAAATATACCTATTGATTTAGTTACTTTCCAACCGAACATTAAACCAGCTTGATAGTCGTCCCATTGTTCGCCGCTTATTAAATTATTGTGACCACCTTTACCCCAGCTATTCCGATGCAAATAACTAAAATCCTCGTTGCCTTCTACATAACTGTGGTTAGGCATAATCCAGTTACCGTAAGCGTGTAACCAAAAGTTATTTTTATAATGATAAAAATCAAATCCAACAATCGGAGCAATCTCAGCAAATGAGTCTAGCTCAGCCCATGCTTCCTGGTTAAACCTATTCATTAGGCTACCAAATATACGGTCTCTAAAATCTTCATCTGTATACGCAACTATATTCCCTCTATCGTTTGTCCATAAATAATTATATATTTGTGATGTGCTACCGTCGGGATTATAAACTTCTGAAGAATAGAACGCATCTTGAAACCCATATTCATATCCTAAAGAATACCAAGGATTAGCAGGTATTTCTTGACCTGAGTATTCGTCTATCATTGTTTCATTAAGCCATATTTCAATAGGATTATAGCCATACGCTTTTTGGTGCGTGCGGTATATAATACCCGCAGATATACTAAGCTTATTACCTATAGGTAGTCTGGCTCTTACTTCACCAGACATATATTCAAATCCAACATTTCCAGATTCTCTAGATTCAAACTTGCCTATATGATATTTACCTGTATGCCTTACAAATAAACGTCTATTATCAAATTCGTTGCCGTCTATTCTTTGTTTTTCCCAGTGCAATAAATATTCTAAACCTTTTACCGCAGCTGTAGGCGCAGATAACCCTACGTTGTTTTCTGTACCGTTGTAAAAATTTGGTCTACTTTCATAGCCAAATCTTGCTAACTTACGAAGCCCAACACCAATACGATAATTATTCGGATGATACGTAGTTTGATCTACAACACGAGGTATACCATATAAATCGTTAGGGTCTGTTCTAACAAAATACTTTGTTTGTTCTAATTTAGCATTACCTATATTACCCGCAGCATACACGGTGCCATATTTTAAAAAGTCATCGTACAAGCCTTTAAGGAATTGCGATTGCACGTTAAAAGAAAATAGCACTGCTATCAGCAGAATTAATTTTTTCATATCACCTCGTATTTTGTTTTGTTGTTAGAATCTCTGTAAGCTTTTAAGCATCTGTTTCTATTAGAGTCAGAACATACATAACTAACATGTAACCAATCAGGGTTGTTATCTGTTCCAAACTCCCATATGAGTTGATCAAAATCAAGATTGTTTTTTATGTAATTATACATTTCCGCGTTTGTTTTATGACCATATGTGTCATCAATATCAATTGCACGGCCTTCACAATGTTGTGATTTTGAACTACCTCCGATTGCTTTATTAAGCTCAACCGAACGAAAAAATGAATTAATTTTTATTGGACCACCCACCCATTTACGTAGTGGCTCAAATATATTTTCCGCAACAACTTGCATATTAGTCTTTTCATACTCGTTAGGTATGTTGTTTATACCTTTTCTTTTAGCTGTGTATGAAAGCGTAGCTTCTTTGTAACTAATGTGATCGCTTATCATTTTCTTCTCTTTACAGATTTAACGCGACGAGGCTTACCCGCTGGCTGGCCTAGCCTTTTCTTTTCAGCTATTTTTTTACTTTTTTCAGAAGAAGACATTTCAGATGCTGTTTTTGGCGTTGCGCTAGATACGCGTTTTTTAGGGCGACAATATGGCACACCTCTCTTTTCACCTTTTCTTCTGCCACATGGTTTGCCTGTTCGAACGTCAACCCATTCTTCTTTGAACCATCTACGCAGAGCAGCACCTTTTTTAGTTTTTCTTACTGCCATTATTTATTTTTGCTTTTGTTGCCCCAATTGGCAGCGCCAACTTTACGGCACTTGCTTAATGCTCCACTTGCATACGCAGAAGGGAATACTTTATATCTTGCTTTTACTTTATGGTAGCATGCGTCTTTTTTTCCCATAATATTATCTTTTAACTTGTTTTCTTTCTACTTGTTTTCTTTTTGTTTGTTTTCTTTTATTTGATTTAGGTTTTTTAGCTTGGGATTCTATTAATCCAACATCCCATTTGCTATACCCTAATGCAAGTGATATTGCTTGCCAAGTTTCAACATCTTGACGCACAGGTGTAGAAAGGTTATCTAATTTACGTATTACGCGATCTGCAGGTAAATTAGTAGTTGCCGCTATAATTTGCCCAACTGCTTCAAAAGCAGGATTGTCCAAGCTCACACCTTCAGTTCTCATTTTTTCTCGTGACTGACGATACGTAAATGATCTACCGGCTGAAGCTAGCTTGCTTATTTTAGAATCAATTGGAGGTGATAAACTTAAAGCCTCTAAAGCAACCTTCTCATAATTTGGTCTACCACTTTTGTATTGCCTTATTACTTCAAGAACCATATTTTTGCCTGTAGCAACAGCAGCACCTGCAAATCCAATACCACGTAGAAGAGAATCAGCAGTGCTATTAGCAATCCTATAATATCTTTTTTCAGTTTCTTCGTCTTCTTCATCGGTAAACATTAAAGCAAACATTGCAGATTGCAAACTAGAAAATATAATGTTTTGAACAACACTATAATACATTAATTTACTAAGGTTTGTTTTCCAATCACCTCTACGATTAGCTAAGTCTAAGACAGCTTTTTTACTTAAGCGAGCGTATTGCATAGGGGTATTAGCAAAAGCTAATATAACGCGCCCTAAACCGCTTGCTTGCTGCATTGAAATACGGTCTGGTCTTGATGATTGCTGTGTTTCTTCAGCAACTTCCTGAAAATCTAAAAACGCTTTATCAGCTGCCTCTTGTTCTGTCATACCCTCTTTTATGTATCGCTTTAATCTGTTGCGATAAAACGAAGCACCACCCATAGCGATTGCATGAGAGTCAGCAAGCTGTGTTGGCAAGAATCCTTTCTTAAGTATCGATGCTATTACAGACCTAACAGGATTTGTACCCGATTCTGCTGCCTTAGCAATTTCGTCTGCATTTACATCTGTTTTTAATCCTGATCGTCTTTGCTTAAGAAAATCAGAGTTGAATAAGAACGTATAGTCTTTCCAAAACTGTGGTTGATTTACAAATGCTGCGCCCGCAGACAACGGATTATTATCGCTAAAGTTTATAAAGTTAACCATTGATAGCTGCTGCAATAATGCTGATCTTGAGTTAAAGAACATAATAGCGCCAACAGAATCATTAACCCAGTTTATTAAAGAATTTGTAAGTTTATTTGCTCCAGCTGGTCTTCTTCTACCAGTCTCCATTCTGTAAAGAATATCCTCCAATGCTTCGGTATAGCTTTCCCCAAATGCAGCCTTTAACTTATTCATTGTTTTGTCGGTAAAGAAAGCGTCTTTAGCTGCTTGCCACGGTTTTAAGTACTCAGATCTTTCAGTTTTGTTCACATACGTTAAAAGATCAGTAGTCATTGAACCGGCATCCCAACCATTATCGGGCTCAGGGTAGCCCATAATAGATATACCTTGTACGTTTTGAGCAAACGCCAATAAATCTTCATTACCTTTAACAAGTTTTACGTGAGGTGCAATATCTTTCTTTTGCATACCAGGGACAGTATAACCTAAGCTATTCCATATATATATTCTTACTGAATCCTCGTTTGTAAATCCTGTTTCGTTTTTCCTTGAAAGACGGGTAGGCGTTCTGCGTATTAACTTTTTAAGTTCTCTAAAGTCTGCCAGGCGCTTTTGCTTCGCTGAATCAAATTTTCTTATCGCCTTACCGAATGGGTCAAATAAGTTTTCTTTTAAAAACTTTAAATCGTTATTACCCTGCTTGCCTTTGCCAACCATATAGTACATAAGACCCGCAAAATCATCAGCTGAAGGTGGTATAAAAAATCTAAATCTACCTTTATTTTTACCAAGCATTGTAGCAACCTTGTCAGATATTTGTTCGCGTGTGCCAAACCCAGTTGCTCGTGCAATCACTCTGTTAAATTCAGGAGCAGCTTTTGAACTAAGCTTTTCTGTTATTTCTTTTGGATTTAATGGTGTTAATCTTTCTTTTATACCGGTTTCATCATATCTAGATTGCTCGCTACCTACTTGTTTATATCCTAATTTAGTTAGTTCATTATCTGTTTGTTTTGAAACTAATGCTACTTTGCTGTTTTCTAAATTTTTGAAAAGCAATTCTCTACTCACTAGCTTATCACTAATTAAGTATGACATGCTCATACGTGCTAGCAATGAGGATGGGGTCATGTGCTCATATACTAAATTGTCAAAGTTACCTTTTTCAATGTAAGAAACATTACCCAATAATTTTAGGGCTGTCCGCATGTCCCCGGTTTCTAGCTGAAGATATGTTCTTGCCATATCAATATCGCCTATACTTTTAAAATAATCAATTCTAGACTTAAAATAATCTAGCGCTTTTTTAGATTGAATATCAAACTCTGGCTTAAACTCCTCAACACCCATTCTAAATTTTTTATTAGTAGGATCTTTTAAAGCAGTAATTTGCCCTTCGCCAATATATATTCTGCCATTTTTTATTTTAAATACACCTTCAAATTCTGGAAACTTTTCAATTATTTTGCTATACACATTATCCCAAGCCTGTTTGTTTGTTGTAAAATACATAGAGCCTTGTCTTATGTTTCTACCTTCAAATCTTACAAAGTCTATAAATCTATCAAACATTTGGTCTTTTGGAGCATTGGTAATGTAATCTAAAGCAAAATTAATTTGTTCTTTGGCATAGGCCTGGCCGCTGGTTGTTAATTTTCCTTTTTTATTTATTAACCTTAATGTTAATCCCCCAGAAACAGTAGCAATACCGTCTATTACAGAAATTAAATTAAACTGATTATCGTTTATATATTCTATTTGAGTTTGTCCATATTGCTTTGTCCTGTTAGGAGGAAACTCACTTTTTAATTTATCAATTATACCTGTCACGTAGTTTTCAGGTACATTTAATTTATTAGCAATACTTAAAGAGCTTTCGCCTTCCTGTATTAAATTAACAAGCTTTTCAGTTGGTACCTCTTTAATTTTTATACCTTTATTAGTTATTGAAAACTTTTGCCGTAAATCTCTATTTACTTTTAATGCTATTTTAGCCGCTTCCTGCTCTGTATAAGGCTTTGCTTGAATTACCCCAGGTGTTGCATCATACGCTGTTTGCAATCCTATATTAGCACCTAACTCTGATTTTCTGGCTGCTAGCGTGGAAGGGGAAACAGTGTAGCCAAGGATATCTGACATTGACTGATCGCCTACAGGCCCAGTAAAGAACGCTTGTATTTGTGCATCAGTAGGATTTAATACCTGATAAAGTTCAGGACCATCAGCGTCATTTTCTGTATATACTCTGCCAAGAGCGGTGTACTTATCTATTTCTGCTTGCGTAGTTAATCTTTTAACATACTTAGTAAAAATCTTTTGCGTATCTGGTAATAACCTTTCAATTTGTACCCAATAAGAAATAGGCAAGCCTTCTAATAAGTTTTGTTTGTTTTCTATAACAAAATCTGCTAATTTCTTTTTATTACCTAATGCTTTTTTAACAATAGGCATAAGCTTTTTCTTGTATGAGTCAGTAACAAACTTTCTAAAATCACGGCTATCTATAGGTGGCAAATCGCCTTCAAAAGTTTCATAAGCTGCTGTTCTAATTTCTTGCGCAAGCTCAGGTGTAATAAACGGTTGACCACCAACAGTAAGCGTAGACCTTAGCTGTGATTCAAAAGTTTGCTGCTCTTCTGTTAAACTCCTGTCTACAATTTCTTCTATCTGCGCAGACTCTGTGTCTACTGCCTCAAAACTTCTACCCTCTGTTTCAATGTCTGTAGATACGGTCCTGACTTGCTGAGCATATTTCTTTTTGACATCACGAAGTGCAAAATCAACTATAGGTTTTGACCCAAACAAATAACCAAATAAACTTTCGTTTTTAGCTGGGTCAAAGTTCTTTAAAAATCTTTCAGTTATAACTTCTCTAACGTTACTTATAACTTCACTTTTTATATTTTCGTCAAGCGAGCCTATATTTTTGTCGGCATTAACAAGGCCTCTTACATATTTACCTATAGCGTCGCCTTCCGCAACTTCATTATATGCATCAAAATAATCTTCAGATTTTTTAAAAGCTTCTAGGGTTTTATATTTTGTTTTGCCATCTGGTGTTTGTACAAACTTATCAAATATACCTTTAAGATCTTTTTTATCAGGTGATACGCTCCTGCTAAACTTAGGTTTTAATCCGCCTTTGTCAAGTAAGTCTTTGATTAGCTCTAGCTTTTGGTCCGCGGATAATGCTTCATATGTACTAAACTGACCAGATTTTACTTTATCTTCATTTGCAACATTTGGAAACATCGAGTTTGCCGCGACTTGTACAAAGTCGTATTGATCAAACGGAGATAAATCACTTGCAAATATAGGCTTAGGGTCTTTGAATATTTTACTTGCTTTATTTGTAAACTCTTTAAACTGCGGCGATTTACTTTCTGGTGATACAATTAATTTTCCTTTTGCACCTTCTTTTGCTAATTTTTTAATACCTTCTCCCCATTTACCGGTTTGAAAACTTTTATTGTAGTTTTGGATAAATTTTATAACATCTTTGCCTTCGTCAAAAGTTATATCTTCAGTAACATTTTTACCAAATAATTTTTCAAAAAATTCTTTTATTTTTTGTATAAAAGATTTATTAGGCGTTTTAAATGCGCCATTAGCAAGCCCTTCGGCATAAAGAGTTAAACTTTCTTCCCATGCGTTCCCCTGTTGTTGCTCTGTTGTGGCTTCCTGTAAATAACTTGATAATCTATCAAAATAATCAGAACTTACAATTTTATCTAAGCCTTCTTGTTTTATAAGTTCATCATGCAAAGCTTTTCCTAAATTAGTCTGCGCTTCAGGGTTATTTTTAATGGTTTGGTATAATACGGCATGTAAAAATTCGTGATCAGCTGTTGTTACAACTTTATCTTTAAGTTTTTGTTCTTTATTTATAAGTATTTCTTGTTCATTAGTATTAGGGTTTTGATATATTACCCCATATTTTCCATCAAACTTTTTTGTTCCTTTTGTTTTTGCTACGTAATCCTCAAGCTCGGATTGCTTATCAAAAGATCTTATTTTTAAATCCGGAATAACACCCTGCTCTTGTGCTTTTTTAAGCATTTCTTCTCTTTCAGCAATGCTTTGTCCAGCTTTATCTAGGTCTATTGAATTTTTTATTTTAACTATACCGTTTGAAATTGCTTTATTTTGATTAGCAATAATTCCTTTAGCAAGCCCATACTGTTGCCCAGTTATTTTTTTATCATTATAAGATTTTTCTAAATCTTTTAGCTTAGTTTGATTTTCTTCTTTTTGTTTTATGAAATTATCAAGCTCATTCCTTTGCTCTTTTGAAAGACTAGATGTTTTTATATATGCGTCTTCAAGAAATGTTTTTAAAGATTTTTCAACATTTTGTATTTGTAAATCAATTGCGCTTCTATATGATTTATCTTTATTTAAAGATCTTTGTTTTTGCAAGGTGCCTATAGCGTCAATATGGTCCATAACTGTTTTCATGGACCCTTCATCACTTCTCAACGCTTTAGCTACACTAGATGGGCCAGCAATAACACCTGAGCCTATAAATCCACCTAAATAGCTTTCTAAGCCATCGGCGCTTGCCATCGCACTAAAGCCGTCAGCAATAGCATTATTTAAAGATTTACCTTCAGCTAAACTAGTGTTTACTACTTCTAATCCAGTTTGAGTTACCTCTGTTATTCCTTCTTTATTTTGTGTACCTAGCAAAGAAACTAAAGGCTTAAGCCCGCCCGCTCTAGCTGCAATTTGCTTAGTAATTCCTTTAAAACCTACATATTCTAAACCACTTGCTAACGTGCCAAGAGCCAATGGAACCGCCATTTCAGTTTGGTTATTTTCTACCAACTTTTTAATAGCATCAGGGTCATCGCCATATAATCTTTCGGCTTTTTGCACGTTGTAATCTATGTACATTGGCGCCGTGATTTGAGGCCCTAATGAAGCGCCTCTTGTTAAAACGGCGGGCACCATAGTAGTAACTAAACTACCAACTACATTTGTTATGCCATTAAATAGCTCAGGCCCTGAAGTAAACTTAACATTAAAAGGGTCTGTTATATCAAATTCTTCAACAATTTTACCCGCTCTTAAACGCTGAGATACTAGATTTTCAACTTCTTTATATTTGTCTACAATATATTTTTCAGCTTCTTTTCCTAACTCTGCAACATTTATAATATCACCCTTTTTGTATTTTTTATCTTTTCCAATTAAAAAATCTGCAGCATCTCCACCAGCTACGTCTTTAATGTAATCTACAGCAGCTCCCTTAACGCCTTCCCATGCCTCTTGCAAACCTAATGGAATATTTAAAGCAGGGTTAATGACCCCTCCTGCATATGTAAAAGGCTCTTCTGGTCTTTCTCTTTCGCTTTTAGCTAATTCACCTATATAATCCGAAAGCATATCATATTGGTCAGAAGATAGCTTTTGTGATTCAGTTTGTTTTGTTGGTTCTGGAGCTAAATCCAATAAAATATTTTCCGAATCTAAATCCATATTCGGTTGATCGGGCACTGCAGTTTCCTCCACAACCGCACCCGGAGTTGTGGGAGTTGTCTTTCCCGGCTCAATAGTTTTTAAGCCTGCTTTTTTAATATATTCCTCTAAAGAAAGATTTGAGCTTGCGGCCGCCTGTTCGACATCCTGCAAAGAATATTCTTTTCCGTTTAATTCAAACATAATTATTAATTAAATATTGGTAGATCGTTGCTAAAAGATTGATCAAGTAGCTGTCTGATTTTTTGCATAGCTAAATCTTTTGTTGGGCTGCTGCTGTATCTGCTATCTACAATGCCTTTAAATAAATTTTCCTGCTGATTTCTATTGCTTAAATCAAAAGGAAAATCTTCTTTATTGCCTTGACCCGTGGCTAAAGTTAATGTTAACACAGGCTTGGTTTTGCCGCTTCCTAATCCGCCAAATGGTTGGTCTTCTATTCTGGCATTTAAAACATTTTTGCCATTAAACTTTGAATTTTTAAAATATTTTATATAGTCTTCCGCGGTTTTTAAATCAGTAATATTTGTTAATAAGCTGTTTAAATCTCGCATAGCCGCTATATCTTTATTGTCGGCGGGGGTTTGCTGACTAGTGGTGTATTGTTTATAGAAGCCATCGTGCTCTGTAGATAACCCTTTAACAAGCTGATCAGCAATTAATTCTCTAGCCTCATTTAAATTGTTTTCTTCAATAGCCTTTAGTATTTCAGGAGTTTGAAGACCTGCGGCTGTAGTAAATCTAGGGTCATCATCATAAACAAGAGAAAGAACTCTTTCTTTGCCTCCTTGAGCTAGCGCAGTTTGTATTCTTCTTGCGTATAAGTTTTGCTTTGAATCAAATGTTTTTCCTTTTAAAGCATCATTTTCAACCATAATAGCAACTTTATCAATTTCATTTTGAACTTGATAATCTGGTGAATAAAAATTACTAATTTCTCCAGCTGAATAATTTACTGTTTTGCCGTCTACGGTGTTAAATAAAAGCTGACCGTTTTGAATATTTAATTTAGCAAGTCTCCCGCCGCTACCAAATATAGAAGACGCATTTCTGTAGTTGTCTTGCTCACCTATAGTATATCCTCTTGAAAGTCCACCTTGATCTACTGCCGTAATATACTCTTTAGTGTCATTTTGAAAATTATTTAACTCACCGTTTAACGTTTCAAAGCTATTTCGTATTGATTGCATTTCATTGAGAGTAGCCATATAAGCCTCATCGGAAGATGACATATTAGCTAATTCTCTAGCTTTTTCAGCGTACGATTGTTTTTGCTCTACTAAATAATTATTAACATCATCCCTCATCCAACCAGGAATTTTATTTATTGCATTTACATTTGGTATTTGGCTAATATATTGCTTTGTTTCTCTATCAATTTTTTCAGCTTTTTGTTTTTGCTTTTCTAAATTTTGTTTTTGGTTTTCCAAATAATTAAGAAAAATTGAAGTATTTTTTTCAATTGCTTTTCCAATTATAGAGCTGGTTCCTGCACTTCCTCCGGATGCGGCTTTTCCTATTTTAAAAAAATCTGTTGCCATTTTATTGTGATGTTGTACGTGTTGTTAATCCGCCAATTTGCGGGAGTGTTGAAATTTTTAATGGTTGTGTTGTAACATTTGCGTAAGGGTTGAGGACAGACTGTGTGCTTGGTGTGCTTTTTTCTAATCTTGACATTTGAGGTGGACTTACACTAGGAGTTGCCTCTACCCCCCCGGTGTCGGTTTAGCTCCCATAGCTAGTATTTGACCTGCGCCGGTAACCCCTCCTATCGCCGTGCTTAAAGCTTCTTGCCGTGCTTGATCAGCTCCTTGTTTTCTTCCCGCTGCCATTTGAAGCAGGTTACCTGTTTTTTGCATTTCTAGCTCTTGAGATCTTGCGTCACCAGAAGCAATTAACTGTTGGCGCTGTTGTTCTCCTTGAGCTGTAAGCATTTGATTTCTTTGTTCTTGCTGACCTATACTAGCTGATGCGGCTTGCGATGCCTGCGTTTGTTGATTGGCCAATGCCTGAGCCAATGAAGCTACTCCACTGCCTCCGGCGGATGAGGACATTGAACCTAATATATTTGCTGTGGACTGCTGATTTTGTTGAGCCGCAAACTGTGCTGCTTGTGTATTTACAGTTAAATCTTCAAATGTATTTGATAAATTAGCATATGGATTAGAAGTATCTAAATTATTATAGCGAGCCTTCATAGCATCAAATTCAGCTGCTGCTGCCTTTTGCTCCGCTCTTCTTTTACCTCCACCGATCAACCCACCAGCAATTCCGCCGGCTGCTGATATACTTGCGCCTATAATAGCTGCTGTTGCTATTCCTGCCATAATTTTTCTTTTTTATTATATTCTTCTATGGTTATAGAATACAAAGATTCTTCAACCTCTTTCATGTCTTTAGTGTTAGTTGGGTTTTTATGTACGTTTATAAATAAAGAATCTTCTAAAGACAATATTAATCGTTTTGCTCCTTTAATAGATTTTTCATAACATGGAGCTATATGTTCAACTTGTTCACCATTAGTTGTAACTAATATTCTACCATACATTAAAAACCAAAAATGTTCTGTATGATGATTAGCGCTAATAACAACACATTGCTCAGGCATATACATTTTTCGCATATAAAGCTGATCAGCAAAATCATTTTCAATACGAAATACTTCGTTATTTACTAAATTTTTACCGTCACCATATATACCTTCAATATGGTTATTTTCTATAAATACGTTTTGTAATGTTTCTAAATCAGAAAGTATTACGCTCTTTTCTTTATTTGATTTAACTAGATTTTTTGACATATAATTATTATTACATGTTTCCTAGCTACTTAAAAAGACCTCACTGTTGACTGCAAATAATTCTTTTTTTGTTGTAGAAGTAACTTCCATATCAACTTCTGCAAAATAACCTATAATACCTGTAGTATTTATTTCTTTCTTTTTTGTAAAAAATATAAAATCACCATTGCCAGGTCTTTTAGCGTCATCTTCAATATCACAAGTTATTGTATTTTCTGATATTGCTATACACGGCCCCACCTTATAAATTTTATTATCTTCGGAATCTTTAAAAAATACAATATCTGCGCCTGGATATCCATTAGTATTGTTTGCCTGCAAAGATACGTTTAGCGGATTTGTAAATGTTAATGTTACTGTTGCCATAATTTTAAATAAAAATTTAATTTGAATCTGGAGTCCAAATTGTTCTATATATACGAAAAGCAGTGAGGTCTGACCCGCCAAATATTCTTATAAATAAAGTAAAAGATTTTGTTGTTGCTGGTTTGTTATATTTAAGGGCTATATTACCGTCCCGAGGTTCTCTATCAACTGTGGTGGCGGTTGTATCTGTAGCATTTGTAAATACAGGATAAATTACGCCTTTTTGTCGAGTATTGCCGCTTTGTGAAAGGTGATTTGTTTTACTGCTTTTTCTTAAATTTTTACCTGTATTTATAACGCGCGTGGAAGCGTCGCGAGCTATGCTATGGTTCACTACATCTCCATTTGCATCAGTTTCTGCATTAAAAATTGAAGCATTAGTGCCCTGTAGCTGCGCGCCATTTCCGTTAGCCCCAACATATGTATATTTTGGAGCTGAAAGAGTTGAGGTTGAAGGGTCAGTGGTAGTGCCTAAATCATCTCCAACAAATAAGGTGTCAGCCACAACCTGAGCCCCAGTCTCTGTGTTAGTTAAATCATTTTCATCAAATAAAAACTGAAATCTATCAGGCTGATTAAAGGCTTCAAAATGAGCTTCAAAAGTGCCGGAACTAGTGCCTAATACTATTGGAAAAATAAAAGTACCTTCCATGTCACTCACATTCTCAACAGTTATGCTTGTGCCAGTGGCAGGAACACCTACAGCTATACCTATTGTTGCTGGATAACTATCTCTTGAAGTATTGTTAACCTTAAAATCAAAACCATCATCAAGATTAGTACTGTTATCATGCCCATAATAAACTGTAGCGCTGCCCAAAGTATATGGTAATCCAGATTGAACTATTTGAGTTTGTTTAGCTTGATCAATGTATAAATCACCATGAGCCGGCAATGTTTCTATAATATATGAAAGAGTACCGCCTCCGTTAGAATCGCCTGTTAAAGTTATTTCTTTGTCGCCTCCTTTATTTACAGCAAAAGAATTAGGATTTGCTGTGGGCTTTTTTACATAATTTATCGTTATTGTTACGCTATCAGATAAATCTCCGTCATTTACAGAAACTACTATTTGGGAACTATTATCAGTTGTTCCTGCGCCATCTGTAAAATTAAAGAAAAATTCAGAGTCATTATCAATATTTACGTTATTAACACCTCCGTTTGCTGGCTGTGCAACGGTCCAATAAAAAAGATCATTGTTAGGGTCACTTGCTACAACTTTTACGAATAAAGTTTCGCCAGGAAAGTATTCATCACTTAATGTTATTGCATTATTTGAAACCTCTTCCCCGTTAACAGTTCTAATTATAGGAGCATCATTTTGTATTGTTAAATCTACAGTGCCTATATTTGTGCTGTCTTCATAAGGGTCTTTAGCTTTAAATGTAAACTCGTCTTTATAATTAGTGCTGCCGTCGTGAGTATAGTCAATTTTTTTTGCTATTTCTTTAGTTCCGTCTGGCAAAGTTCTGCTATAAAAATCTACTATATTATAATTGCCGTTGCTATCAACTGCTAATGATCCGTTTTGGGGAGGTTCTACAATTTCAAATGTTAAATTATCACCATCAATATCTTGTCCGGCTAAAAAAATTTCTTTTAAACTATTTCTTTTAACAGTTGTTTCAAAATCTTCAACAGATGATTTATTGTTTACTTTTATATTTGTATCTAAAGAGTAAAGTGTTGTTACATTTTGATCACCTATTACATCAACTTCGGCGTCTAAAGTAGCAGTTATTTGATTGTTGTTAACTTTTGTAAAAGTTAAACTTCCAAATACAAACTCTGTGCCGCCATTATTGCTTAAATTAGTAAACGTTGTTAAATCAACAGTTGTGCTGGTTAAAACTAAAAATTTATCAGAAGTAATAGTAAAACTATGTGTTAGGTCCCCTTCGTCAGCTAAATCTCTATTTGCTCTTGCTGTTATTGATTTATTAGCAGATATAGTAATATCATTATCTGTATGTGTTAAGCCTGCCTGTACAGTAACATCGCCTAGTTGTTTTATACTAAATGTATGCGGCTTTTGATTTGTACCCCCAAAATTTGTAGAAACTCCATCGCCGGTTAATACAAAATCATATTGGTCAGTTGCAGTTGCTAAAATACCAGGAAATTCTATTGTAAAAGAATGAGAGCCGGTAGAATCTAATGTTTGATTAGATATAGACAATATAGATTGTGAAGCTTGGTTCTGAACAGTTAAACTAAACTGCGCAACAGGAACCCCAAAAACTGTCATTTTTCTTTCTTCTCCAATTGTTTCTATAACTATTGTTCGTAAACCATAATCCTGTATTTCAACAGTAGGTGAAAATATAGTAACTGTATTTACGGTAAATGCTATTGAGTCGCCAGTTTCACTTTCATTTGAAAAAGTATATTTAACAGTAAAAGTGACTTGTGTAACATTTCCATCAGAATCAGACCCCGTGGTTGTTCTTGATATATCATATCTGGAAGAGTTTTTTGCAGTTAAAACATAAGAAGGTAATGTTTCAAAATGAGTACCTGATTCTGCTGAAAAAACTTTTGTTAGTACAGTTACTTGTTGCCCAAAATTTCCACTGCCACTATATGTGCTGGATTCTGAAGAAGGTGTTGCTCCAGAAACAGTAGTTGAGTAATTACCAGATAAACTATATGATTGCAAATTTGCAACGCCATCAATATCAATAACCAAAGTAGTATCGGCATCTGGCATAACAAAACTATCTGTTAAATCAACTAATACTGAAATATTATTTTCAACAGAATTCGATGCACCTGTATTAGACAATGTTATACTGCTTATGCCGGTTGGCAAGGTAACTCCGTTGCTGCCGCTGGTCCACTGTAAGTTATTACCGTTATTTGTATAGGTTACATCATCAACACTAAAATCTGCAGCATTTAAAACATAGCCCTGTGCCGGGGTTATTATTAAAGTAGCATTGTCCGCCCCAATAGCAGTGCCACTTTGCCTAGAAAAACTCTGTGATGTTATGCTACAATTATTTAAAGCCATATTATTCGCCGTCTTCTTGTATTGTTAAAGTAAATTGTGTTATATCTGTTGATCCAGATATTGATCCCAGTGTTCCTATACCCTGCGTTAAAAATTCTTTGCTATCAAATCCTCCGGTCTGTAATTGTTGATTCCAGTCTTCATGATTGCCTTTTATAAAGTTGTAGTACATTCCCTCTTTGTCTTTGAACTCCAAAACTTTGCCTTCTTGTAAATTTGTTTTAATTTTAGGAGCAACCCATTCGCTACTTCCTTCGTATTTAATTGTTTTAAAACTTTTTACATTTGAGGGATTTGCATTAAGCACTAACTTAACAGTAGACTTATATTGAACGCCATAAAAATTATTTCTAGTTTCATTGCCATGACTCCATATAACACCATTTTTAAATGTATAATATTTATTGTTTAATGAAACTCCAGCTTCAGCAATAAACGATTTTCTAGTTGGCCAACCTTCAAGACCTTGCATATAGCTGACTGTATCATCATTAAAAGATAAATTATAACAATTAGAATTATCATCATAATTACCAATAACATTTGTAGCGGTGCTTAGCTTATCTTTAAAATAATCTCTCATTCCCTGTGCAGATATTTCTTCTAAGCCATTTCTTGAAAGCCTTAAAACAACACCTCTGTTTTTATCTGTAAAAAACGCTCTAAACCCATACGACGCAAAGCTTTCTGGATTTTTTGATATGCCATATTCACCAACATATGGTATAGTTTGGCCCAGCACATTGTTATTTGCTGTTATATTAGCATTACCATCTGCATTAAATAAAGCATCCTTTTGAGCTAATACTTTTAAACATTTGTCTTCACATAATGTTATAAGATCAGTATCTCTTGCGTGCAATTTCTGTATAGATCCGTATGCCGGATTTAAATCTTTTGTTATAGGTAAGCCTTGTATAAACTGATTTAAATTATTTACACCGGAAGTTGAATTAAATATTTGAGAAAATATAAGCCCGCTTGCTCTTCTTTCTTCTTCATAAGGCTCATCTAAAACTGTAGAAACCTTAACACCTTTATCAATAGTAGGCGCATTAAAGTCGTCATTTATTCTGTTAGACTCTACACCATTTCCAAAAGAATAACAATTAAACCAATTTAATATTTTAGGGGTTGCTGCTTCGGAAACAGGAAAAGCATCAGATGCTTCATAATATATATCTATATCAACAGCTTCTTTCGGCTCTGTTTCAAACACAGAAGGATTAGATGAAGCTAATAACTGAAAACTATCTGTAAAAACCTCTTTAACAATTTCAATTCTATCAGAAGTATTTGTGTCTTGCCCTATTTCAAGCCCTCTTTCAAATGGTCTATCTAAAATTATTTCCATTTGTTTTCTCCAGTTACCAGCTTTTTTAGTTTTTTGCCGTCTATCAAATCTTCTCTCTCTTGATTGTATAAAGTCTTTTATAGTATATATCTCGCTTTTTTGATTAGTAGTAACATTAACAAACCTTAATAAAGTGCCGACTTTATTTAAATTGTCGTCTAGCAAAGGCATTGTTTTGTTTACATAATGACCATTTGAAAACGCGGTTCCTGCTGAATATCCAATTTGAAATCTATCGCTACCCGCTGTTGGCGGTCCCTTTGTGAATCTAAAATTTCTATCAAACCACACTGTAAACTCGGCTTTTGTATCTCTCCAACCTGGTCCATTTTTTGTACTTTTTTTTCTTTCGCCAGCTCTTCTGTCAATTCTATAAGGAATTGCATTGCTACTTTCTATAATAACTTGTTTTTCAACGCCTGAAAAAACATCTATAATATTTGTTTTTATATTTGAGTCTCTATTAATTTTAACAAAAAATCTTCCTTCAAATTCTTCGTTTTTTTCAATCTCATCTTTATAAACAATTATTTCAATTTGGTTTTGACCAGTTTCTATGCCACTTAAAAAATCAGCGTCTTCTTTTAATGGCGTTTCTAGTGTCACTTTAAATTTATTGCTTGACGTTAACCCTCCGCTCTCAATTTTGTACATAAGAGTTCTTTGTCCGCCGTTAGAATCATTTTCTATATTTTCTACAATTTTTAAATAATTCGGCGCTTTAAATTCTTTTACAAATTCAGGATTTTTTTCTATGCTTGCTGTAAAAGCAAAAGATATTGCGTCCGTTACAGGCTGATCACCAGTTCCAATAGTACAGTCTGTTCTGGCCACAGCATTTCTTTTCTTCGCTATAAAATCAGGAGCCTCGTTTGATATATCTAATATTTTGTACTTAATTACTTCGTCAGGCATATCTTCAGAGTCATGCTTCTTTTTTAAGTACATATAAGTTTCTTCATATACTTTATTTCTTTCTGATGATGGAAAACTAAGCCATATATTGCCATCTTCAGCAAAATAAAATCTATCTAAAGCAAGATTGTAATATTGATTTGAAGTTTCTTTTATGAAGTACTTAAAATGGGTTGCCCAACTCGGTGGTTCAGAATTTATTGAGGCAGTAAGCTTATTTTCTTTATCAGCCTCTTTGCTTCCTATTTTTAAAGTAGAGTCTTTAGTAGTAAATATAGGCGTTTCTCTTCCGTATTTATCTTTCCAAACAATTCCTAATTGATATGTTCTTAAAGATTTTACAGAAGGTTTTGCTAAGCCCCTGTCGCTATGTGCTTTTGAATCTAAATAAAAACTTGCAGATAAATTATCTGCTACATTGTAATTTTGCAAATAATTTCCATAAACTATTCTATTGCCTATAATTTCTTGAGATTTAGCTAAGCGAGGTACATTATCCCATGGTCTTAGTATTTGATTTGACTCAACAACTTTATGTATAAGCTCAGATTCTATTTCTATTTCTCTATTGTCTAATGGAAGAGTATCTACTGTATATATGTTTGTTGAAACGCTATCTTTATATAATACTTCAATTTCTTTAACGCCCAGAGGAGGAGACTCTAAATTATGCACTCTAAGAAATCGCATATTGTTTTTCATGCCCTCATTAAAACCATCTGTAGAAAGATATCTAAATTTGCCAGGAAAAAACGCCACAGTTGAAAAAGGAGAAAAAGTTGAATATTGATTATCTTCATATCTCCATCTATACGCAAATCTGCCAAACGAGTTTTCAAATATAGGTTCGCCTTCTTTGAGCACAGTGTCCCAGGTTAAGTATTCATTTGGCACATTATCTGGAATACTTAAAATTTTAAATCTTGGTATTATAGCACCTGAGCCTGTACCTAAGCTTAATATAACTGTAGAAACAATTAATTCTTCAGAATTTCCATCTTCATCTACAAAATTGTTTGTCCATGTTATAACATCTCCCACTTTCCAGTTTGGCTTTACATAGTAACTTCCGTTAAACTCGTACCCTGCAGGTCTTGATTCAAAATCGGGACCACCGTCTACTTCAACCGCAAAATTAAAGCTCTGCGAAATAGAATTTATGCCGGTACCATTACCCTCTCTTTTAGAATCTTTTACTTCTACTGAGGGAGCTGTTAAAGGTGACTTTTTAATTACAACAACATCATCTTCAATAAAATCTCTACCGTATATTTCCGTATGAGAAGTGTCACCGCTTAATGCAGTTGCATCTTTAAATTTTTTTATATTTATTGATTTTGGCTCGTTTAAATCATCTGTAAAAAACAGCAAGCCATCAATAATATTTATACCAGTTATTAAATTATTTTTTGAAAAATTTAAAACATTATTTTTATCTATAAGTATAGGAGATATTACATTAGTAGTTTGGTCTAATTCTAATATGCCATCCTGATTATCGCCTGTTATAAACCAATATATTTTTTCTTCTTTGTCGTATTTAATAACACCAATAGTAATAGCATTGTCAAAACCATAATAGTTTGTATCACTGTCATTTAAACCCCATAGGGTATATGTATTAAGGCTTGGATTGTAGGATCTATTAAATATTGCAGTATTGCCCAATATGTTTTCTATAGCACCAACATCGCTGCCCTCAGAGCTGGCAACTTGGATGTTTAGCGCGTCTCTATATTGATTATTAGGAATAAGTCTTTCGTCTAGGTCTTTATTCATTTTCCCAGACGTAAATAAATTCTTAATTTCAGGCATATATTAGTGTTTAATCCATTTAGACTTACCTCTTAAAGTTTGTGTAAGTTCTTCTATTTTAAGATTTGACAAACGTAATTTTGCTTGTCTTATTGCTGCAAATCTTTCTTTTTTAAATCTTGCTACAATATATTCCGGTGTATTTTGTCTAGTTGACAATATTGAATGAGCGATGCTTTTATACATAGCCTCTTCTGCAAATTTATGTACAATTTTTTCTTCCGCAGTAGCAACGCCGTCACTTATGTATTTTAGCGTTACAACTTTATTAACCATATGGCCGGAAAAGAATATTTTACCTTTGATCATGTCTATAAAAAACGACCCATTAGAATTCATATGCTGAGGGTCAGCACCGTATCTTCTCCCATGCAGCACCTGGAATGTTCTATTGTCTTCTATATAAAAATCTTTTATAGCGTCCGTGGTTGCATTTTGGGTTTTAAACTTTTTAAATGTTTCAGATTGATCAGCTTTTAGCAATTCACCGCTACTGTCAAATAAATAGTTAAATTCGCTGTCTTGTAATAAAGCCGTAGGATTGCTTGTTTTTAGCGCAGGCATAATAGTATGCTCAATTCCTTTATCGTCACACCAGGTGAGCTTAATGTGGTTCACATAGTCGTGTGGTAGCTTCATTTCAAGACTAGATGGTATTTCAATCTCTTGGGATTTTTCGCTTCGTAGCGTATCGTAGCTTAATTCTTGAATTGCTCTTTGAGCAAAAAACAATACATTACTTCTTTTTGCTTTTGGTATAATTTTTTCTTCACCAACATAGGCTATTATAAAATTATTTACAATATCTTTTAGCGTTAAATACTGATACCCTCCTAACTTGTTTTCTGCATTTATTTGGACAATTGTAATTAATAAATCAAGCTTAGGGGCTCCTCCTGATTCTAATACATCTGTATTATTTGTATTTGCATCAAATACTATTGCTCCACCTGTATATTCATAATTATTAACATTAATTAAATTACCGTCTACAAATACCTCTAATTCTCCTTTAGCTTGCGGCAAAGGGTTAAACATATCAGTAGTTAAAGGAAAAGACGTTCTGGCGCCTGTTCCAGTAAAATTAACACTGTTATTATAATAACGCTCGTGTGTTATATTAAATAATGCCATTTATTATGCTTTTTCTTGTTGAGTACTTTTTACTTCTTCAGCAGTCCCCATTTGATATATACTAGGATCTTTTATAGATACACCCGCTAACTGAAGAATTTTTATAACCAATTCAGTTTCTTCGGATTCATGTAGATGAAAATTTTCGCTACTTGAGCTATTCCAAAGGGCATTTCCATTAACCTCTGTAAAAGCCCACTCAACTTCATTAGGAGCGTTTGGCTTTTTAATATATTGAAATGTAACGTCTGCGGTTATTTCAGAATTGCCATATACTTTGATTCCACTTGCGCCTCTAGTGTATATAGGAAAATCATTTGTTGGTTTTGAAAGCGGCGATGAAGTAATGTATAAATATTCGTTTTTATTAACGTGTTCTGCTTCGCTTCCGTTATAAATAACTGAGCCAAGTCTATAAAGATCAGACGGCTCTGGCCAATAGTTATTTGTGTATGTAGTTGAACCAGAAGTTTCAAATAAACTTATTTTTTCTTCAAGTATATCAACCATATCCGAGTACTCTGTGCTATTACCCGGCAATCTGCTAAACTGATTTAAATCGTAAAAATATTGTTCAAATATATCAAGTTCTGCTTGATTGGCGAATAAGTTATATTCAGTAGGTGATAAATACCCACGCTGTTCTTTATTAAGTATTGCCAATACTCTTTGATATACTGTATCTACACTTATTGCCATATTATTTTTTTAATAAAAAAGGCCCACAAAGTTGTGAGCCTTTCACAACTTTTAAGCCAAACGTTTTTCTATTGTTTGGTAAACTTCAATACCCTCGTCCGTTTTAAAATATGCAGCTAATGCTGAATATGGATTTTCATCGAATGGTACTGTTATTAATTTTCTATTATTGCTAGCCCAAGCAAATGTTCTTTGATCATTTGAAAGCTTTATAATGCCTTGTTCGACTGACTTAATACCTATATTTCTAATATTTATATTTTCGTCATTTGCAAGCTCTATTAATAGCCCCGGGTTCTTTTTAGCGAATACCATCAAGTCTCTTTTAAGCTCTCTAGACGTTAACCCAACGACCTTAGAGCCTAATTCAGTTCTTAGTATTGCTTCGGCTTGATCAACTTCCATGCTCATTGCAATTTCCATTGCGTCAAACTCTAACTCTATTTGAGATAGCTGATCTTCCGCTTGTTCTTCTGCATCAAACTCTTCGTAAATTTTACCCTTTCCAGGATGATACAGTGATAGTATTTGTTGCAAAACTACTTTTTCTTTAGGTACAGATAAAACACCGTCTGAAAATACAATATGTTCTAATCTTGATTGCCCTTTAAACTCATCTGCAAAAGGAGTTTTTTGGTTCGCAGTATACTTTATTTCTCTTTCATACCCTAGTTCTTCGTCGTACCACATTATATTTTTTGATGAAATAGTATAAGTTAAAGGCGACTGATTGCCTAGTAAATAGTATGTTCTGTCTTTTCGCTCCCAACTTTTAACTGGGGCTGTTTTTGTTTCTTTTTTTGCCATGATATAATAAAATAAAAAAATTAAAATAAACCCAGGGCCAAATAAATGACCCCGGATTTAATGTAAAATATTAAGCTTTAAACAACATAAAGTTATTAGCCGCTTGAGTTACTAAACATCTTTCAGATAAATAGTGAACCTCCATTACGTCAAGGTCAGAAGTTGCTGCCCCACCAACTGAACCAGTAATCCAAGATTTCATTCTTCGATCATCAGCTTCAGAAGCTTTATAACGTACGTGTAAGAAAGGGCGACGAACGTTTTTACCTAACATTTGATCGTATACAGAAGAAGTACCAGCTGGAACTAATACACCTTCAATATCTGAAAACAATCCACGAGTAGATGAGTTGTTTAGATATTTCCAATCAGTTTTGTAAAAATCATACGATCCTCTTCGGAAGCCTCTAAATCCAAGATTAAGAGCCATATCCTCGCTATTTTCAAAAATACCGAAAGCAGTACCACCAGCACTACCAGCAGAGATATTCGCAAGAGCGTCATCAACTTTTAGTGTAGATGTACGATTTAAGAAAAGTAAATTTTCTTCAATAGCACCTTGCTTATCTAGCTTTTTAAGTATTTCATCAAAATCAGAAATAAGGTCTGTGGCATCGTCAAAAAGTTTTTCAGCTACGTGACCTCTTGCCTGAATAGCCGCGAAGAGCCCTTCGGTACCTGCGGTATTATCAGCTCCCTCAGTTCCTAAAATAGCGTCTACGCCTCCAGAAGATTTTGCAAATTCTGCTTCAACCATAGTCATTTCTAAGTAGTCTTCAAAGCGAACGCGAGTATCGCCTTCAGCCTTCATGTACCATAAATAACCTGATTGCCCTCCTTCACCGGAAACTTCTACCCAGCCAATTTGAGAAGCGTCAGATCCTGATACTTCAAATTTATCTTTAAGAATAATTGGCTTGTTTGTAAAAGACTCAAATTCAGGTGTTACAGATCCTGTCATTCCCGCTTGGCCCTTTTTAAATTCAGAACCATAAACGAAAAAGCTACAGGTATTAGCTCCAGCGTCATCAACTGTGTCAAAACCAGTTACAGCCCCAACAGTTGCTCCCCCAGAATAAGGTACAACAGTTAAAGTAGTGTTATCAGCTGCAACAGCGCTAACATAACATTTGATAATAGTAGGAGTTGTTTGATTGTCTGAAAGAACAATTGTTTGTCCTGCTCTTACTGCATGCGTTCCCGCTGCGGCTCCATTAATATCGATTACGCCTGCATTAGTAACAGTTGCTCCTTCATATGCTAAATGCAAACGCCCTTGCTCAGACCAAATAATTTGATCAGAAGCCATAGGCATTTCTGCACCTACCATACGTAGGAAAGATGAGATTGAACGATTTCCATAACGCTCTACTTCTTGTTCGTAAAGCTCAGGAAGATATTGTTGGGACCAGTTTTTGCCGCCGCTCCCGTGAAAGTTTAGGTAATTACCAGCTGTTACAGTTTTACTTGCGTAAGGTGTAAACTCAGGTGGTAAATTGTTACCAAAATCAATTGCTGCCATTTTTTAAATTTTTAATAATTTTTAAGTTTTAGTTTTAATTTAGAAGTATCATCTCCTGCCAAAACTTTTGCTTGCATACCGCTTTGAGTATTTTTTGTATGCACCCCTCTCGGATCCATATTAATATTCTTAGCTGTTTTCATGCTTTCTTTCATCGCGTCGGATTTTCCTTGCTGATAAAAGTGATTTGCAATAGCATCTGCATTCATAGCTGTAAATAATGATTTGTGATAACCTTTTGCGTCACTCATAACCTGGTCCTCATTTAGAAACTTTCTAATGAAATTATTAATGTCGCTCTGAGTTGTTTTAACCTCATCTGTGTCTTTTACATTAAATCTGTAGCGTTTATCACCGACTTTATATTCAAAACCTTTGAATTCGTCATTAAACACTTGATCTGTTTTTTGCAAAAATACAGATTTAGCTTTTTCAGCTATTTTTGATGATTCTTCGTTTTCTGTGTTATACCTATTGAAAAAATCTACAGCCTTTTGTTGATCTTGCGTAAGCCTAGACCCAGCTTTGATTTCTTCATAGTATTTGGTTTTTAGCCCTTCGAGTTCAGACTTAGCGCTCGCTACCTCTTCTTTGAATGCTAATTTTTTTCTTTTTACATCTCTTTCATCGTCAACTTCTTCATCAAATGTAAATTTATCTTCAATAAGAAAGTCGATTTCTTCGGATGACAGATGTGGTTTAGATTGTTGATAATATTCTCTAAGTAATGCAAGATCATCTACATTTGAATAATCTTTGTTAAGCGCTACATAGTCTTCAAGCGATCCGCCCGTTTCGTTTATAAAATCAACAACCTTTTGAATATTTTCAGGAAGCTCTATACCTTGCTCCTCTTCTTTTTGAAATGCTTCTTCAACTTTTTCAGCAAGATCTTCAACTTCTTTAATAGTTTCTTCTTGCTCCTCTTGTGCTGGAAGTTCTTCTAAAACCGTTTGTTCAGTTTCTTCTTTTACTTCTTCTTCTTGTCGTACTTCTTGCAGTTCCACTTCGGCTTTTTCCCCAGCTTCTTCAGCCGGTTCATCTCCGCGTAGCACGCTGCCCTCTGCTTCTTGTTCTTGAACGGCATTTTCTTCTTCTTTATTTTGTTCGGCGGCAGGAGGCTGATTTAAATCAACTTTATACATACCGTCTTCAAATACAGTGCCTGCTTGTTCTTGCAGGGCTTCTTCTTTTTCTTGTATTGATAACTCTTCGCTTTCAATAGCTTTTGCTTCAACGTTTTCAGACATAATAAAATATTATAAGATTATACACTATACATTACTTGGGTTCAAAAGAACCTAAGTCAAAATTACCGCTAAGTATATCGTTTCCTGCGGATTCAAATACTTTTGGTGGTAAATTATTTTTTCTTTGATCAATAAGTTCGCTTTGTTGCGATGCTTGTATTTTTGTTCGCTCATCTTTGCGATCTTCTTTTTCTTTAATTGCAGCTTTGCTGCCTTCAACCTCTATGCCTTTTAATTGCATATTCATTTGAAATTCTAGCTGCATTAAATCTTTTTTAAGCTGAGCCTCGTTTGATAATTTTTGCATTTCAAGTTGTGACTCTAGTTGCTTAAGCTCTGCTTTTTGAGCGGTTAGTGCTTGCTGTTTTTGCACCTCCGCCTGAGCAGCTACTTGTTGTGATTGTGCGTTCGCTTCAGCTTGAACTTGTATGTTTTGCTGTTGTATCATTTGGTCACGCTCAAGCTTTTTGCGTCTACGTATTTTTAGCATTTGATTTGCAAGCTGAATATTTTTAATTTCTCTTAAATCTATAGCATCTTCGAGATCAATTAAAGATGCTGACAATGCTGTCTGTATATTGTTTTCAAGCTTTTGGGCTTCTTCCTCGTCAGGCATTAAATCAATAAATATTCCAAAATCGTGTAAATGCAACTCATTCAATTCTGAAAGTGTAGCCACATTATGCACTCCTATTGCTTGTATAAACGCCTCCCTTGCAGGCGAGTACTCTATAATATCAGATATTCTTAAAGATATTTTTTCGGCAGTTTCGGCTGTTAAAAATAATCCAGCCTGTAATATATGTCTTGTAGCTGTATTAGAATTAGCAGCTGCTATTTTTTGTATACCAACTAATGCGTTTTTATCAGGCGTGCTACCGTCTCTCGCTTCATTAAGGCCTGTAGCGTCTCGCATCATTTGCAAATAATAATTATACGTGCTTATTAACGAGCCTATTTTATTATTACCAGAACCAGATGCAATTTCTTGAATTGGCACTTTACCTGGGTTCATATCGCCATCAGACGTAAACGATCTTCCAATTACAGACCCTGTTTGAAAAAACATATTTAATGCTTCTTGCGGATTATAATTTGTTCCATTACCCAAATCTATTTCGGCAATACCATCAGCGTCTAAATAAACACCATCCGGCACCATGCGCGATAACACCTGTTGCAGCTTTAAATGCGTTAACTGAATCATATCTGCAAAACCAGTTACTCTGCTAACTAAAGATTCGACCTTACCGTTATATATTCTAGGGGCTACTATAGAATAATTTGTTCTAATTTTAGTAGAGTCACTTTTTGGACGCAGCATGTTTTCAGCAAGTTTCCAATCGAGCAGCATATTAGCGCCTGGAATATACGCGCCTTCATACAGTACTTCTATGTTTCTAGCTATTCTTTCAAATCTAGCCCTTGCGTCTATAGGTGGATTAAACGTTTCGTCTTTAATTATAATTTTTTCTGCGCCTGTTACAGTGCTTTTTACTTTATAAACTTCGTTGTGAAAGGTTTTATAATTAAAATATAACACATCCACAGTGTTAGCGTCTTGCCTATTTGTTTCTGTATTAAATTTATTATATATTCTATAGTTTGAATAACCTTTTGAGCCAAGCTGCTCTAGGTCCTCATTAGTTAAATTTGGAAACTGCTTTTTAAGTTCATTAACGGGTATTGTTTTTATTTCTCCAACATAATATATATCTTCAAAATAAGGTGATTCTGTAAAAGAATAAACTAAATTAGCGGGATCAACATAGCTAATTTTAATGCCTTCTGAATTATTATATTCAGTTTTAACACACGCAATACCTAATACAGCTAAATCATAATAAAAACGTTTTTTGGTGAGCTCGTATCTATTTTTTTCTAAAGTAACAGATATAGCTTGCTCCTCTGCTATTTCAATAGCCTGTTTATAATTAAGCTGCATGTGCAAAGCAAGTTCATCTTCATTTTGCGGTAACTCAGACACATTGCTTTCTCTTAAATTAATACCGAAGTTTTCAGCCGCAAAATCAGTAAGCTCTTTACTGCGAATATCATTAAGTATACTTTCCATATACTCAGTTCTTTTTTCGACGCCAAATGGATCTTGTGAATATGCGTTAACATCATATGTTCTTTGGGCCATGCCATTAACAACTATATCTACAAATTTTGGTATAATAGGCACAGGCTTCCAATCTAAATTAAGATAAGACAAATCTCCATTAATAGATAATTCGTCTTTATATTTTTGTACAGACTGCTCGCCGCGAGCATATAGTCTAAGTTTATGATAAGAATTCTGATTTATATAATATCTATTGCCAGAAGAATCTCTTTTAAACCATTCGCTTTCTATAGCACGAGCAACATCAAGACCATATTCTGGGCTTGCTTTCTTAATATCGCTAGCCGTTTGGCTTGGAAAATAACTTTTTACAACTGATTCAGCCATAATTTTTTATTAGTTTTGATTTTTGCCCTTCATTTTTATACCTTGCGATATTAAAGGATAATTTTAATTTTTGTCGTTCTTGGTTAGGAGCATACAAATGCCTGTTGCATGCCATAATAGCTAATCCCGAACTAATAGCGGCGTCGAATTTTGTTCTTTTATTTAGATCAAACTTAGCCCAATCATTAAGTGTGCCATTAAAATACATTTGACCGTAAGTTCCATCTTCTACTAATCCTACATATTTTTGTATATAGGATTCTATAGCGGCTGCATGAGCCTGCTTAATATCTTCACTTGAGTTAGGCATTCCGCCTATTTCTTTTTCAGTAACAGACAATTTATTAAATGCTTTATCAGGTCTGTTTATTGAAAACTTCCTATAGCCTCTGCGCTTTAAATAATATAATAATCTAGGTTTATTGTTTTCTGCGAGTATCGGCATACCGTAAAAATGTAATGCCATTAATACATCTTCAAAAAACATTTCAGCAGTTTGAGGCCGTGCAATATATTCAAGAAAAAACATATTCGCAGGGGCTTCTTCCATACTAAATTTAGTTAACCCGTGCAACGCGCCTTTAGATCCTTGCCCATCTGTTGTTCCTGATATATCATATGAGTCACAACCAAATGCGCCGACGTGCTCGTTTCCGGGGTACAACACCCCTCTTTTCTCTATTACGCGGTTTTGAAGATTTGTAGGCGGCACCCAACTTACTTTAATCCTGCCGTTTGGGTTTGGGGTGAATACAACACTGCTGTCCTTTATACCGTTTGCCCAACTAAAGCTACCTTGCGTTACACCTGCTGACGAATATATATCGTCGTTGTAATCTATTTGTTCGTATATTTTTGCAAGGTTAAATATGCTATTTTGTGTCTCGTCTCTAAAAGCATGCTCCTCCGTACGTGGAAACTGCCTGTACATTTCGTTTAAGGCATCCTGGTCTCCTTTTAAGCCATCAACTTCATTATTCCAATGATCTATGACTCCGACCTCAATAAGGTCTCTATACGGGCCTTCAATCGGCTTTTTCGGCGTATCAAAGACAGGGTTTCCAAAAGAATCAATGAATCCTTCGTAGTTCCATTCCATAGGTATGAACAAAGAATATAATCCTGAGCGAGTCTGTCCATTTGCGTTTCGCTTTGTAACGTCCGAATCATAATATAGTTTTTTAAAGTTTTCGCCACCTTTGTCTAAAGCATTGCTTGTAGACCCCATCAAACATTTACCAATAACCCGACTACCTAACCTTAGCGTTGTTTTTGTGACTCGCCAGTTGTTGAGGATGTTGTCCGGCCGTTCCCATTTGCCCGATTCGTCGTGTACGAGGAGTTTGAGTTTTTCGCCGTCATAGGAGTTGTCACCCGTGTTCTTCCAGTCGATTGTCGTGTCAAGTCCCTGCAGCTCTTCCCGCGTCTGCCCTGACTGTATAGATTTACGTGTGAGTTTTGAAGCGGGTACTCTATATGCAAGCTCGGTTTTGGGACGATCCATACCGTCTTGTATTGGTTTAAAAAAGAACGGGTAGTTAACGGATATTGGAACAACTTTATCTGTGAACATTTTCTTAGCGTCAGCTCCAGATTTGGAAAGTATGCCAAACCGTGAATCGGACGATATTGTTGCCATATTAACAGCTTCTGATGATGCCATAAATGAAAAGCCAGAGCGTCTGTTTTTGAGATAGCACATTCCATAACACCGTTGATCGGCTTTACATGCTTCCCAAAATATAAAGAATAATCTGTTTGCTTCTCTAAATTCAGGGGCCCCAACGTCAATCTTACTCCACTGCAAGTACATGTAATGAGTACCGGTAATATAAGTAGGCTTGTCCTTGTTATGGAACCAATGACCCTCATCGCGTCTTTTAAACTCTTCATCTATATATGGTTCCCATTGATCTTTAAATTCTTCTGGATAACTTTTCCAATCAAAGATAGTTTTTATTCTATTTAACTCTTTAGGGTATTCGCTTTTACCCCATTTATTTTTGCCTTTAGTAATCTTGGTTGGCATAGGAGGCAGTGCAATCTTTAAATTTTGTATGCTATACACATCGCCAATTTGCCCTGTCTTACTAATGACTACAACATCATTTTCTTTATCGTAGCCGTACTTCCATCGCTTTGCTTTGTTGTGACGTTTAAGCGTATTTATTTTAATCGGTTGAATAACCTCAAATAAAGTTTGCTCGTACATTATCTTGATCTTTTTTCCGCAAAGCCGCTAAATGCTTCTTTTTTTTCTTTTTTAGGCTTGTTTAGCAGTATTGATTTTTCTTCTTCTATTCTATTTAGAATTTCAAACGCATCAAATATTGCAAGCTTTTTAGTTGCTGCCGCATTCTTAAGCCTATCTGCAGAAACATCATCTTCTGTATTTGTTATGATTTTTTCTTCTGCAACATGTATAAGCTCATCAACCGCCTTGTAGCCAGCTCGGATTATATTCTGTTTCGTCTCCTTGATATTCATATTTAATAGAAATTGAATTGGTTAACACCCTATACATTCTTTCACCATCAACAACGAATTCATATTCGCTGCTAGGTGTAAAACCTACAAGGTCATTTTTATTAATACCGTTTTTCTGAAGCTCTCTGTCAACAAACTTTATTACACCCATCAAAGGCCTTTCAAAATTTGTGTCAAACTTATCTATTGATTCAATTGGCTTGACAAAACAATATCCTTTAGGTGCGCACCATTCTTTATTTCTTTTATAAAGAAATATTTGATCAGTGTCAACAAAATATTTATTTTCATTTAAAAACCCTGCTGAGTTTTTCTCGCGTCCCTTCATGTCATACCATCTCCTAAAGACATTGTGATGCAATATGACTTCATCACCTTTTTTAATATCTGTTTTCACTTCAACGGGCGTTTCAAGAACAACACCGTTTCTACTTACATATCTATGATCAGATATTTCGGTATTTAATATTAATTCTTTATTGCCTATAGATTTTTTATTATTGTATCTATCTTCTTTTGGGGCTATAATAAAATTAAATATACTTCGCATTAATATTCTAAGTTGTATTCTACAGCTATTCCCATGTTCTTATTAAAATCTTTCCATGGCAGCACATCGTTATTTTTTTTAATATATATACTATATTTATCGTCGACTTCAACTATATCACAAATAGTATGCCCTCCGTAGACCTCTTGACCCACGGAGTAATGCATAGCTTCATTTTTATAGTCTCTACCGATACTAATCTTCCTTATCAGATTCATCTTCTTCGGTTATTTCTTCGTAAGTCCCATCTTGAACATTGATAGATACTTTGCCATATGTTTCTTCAAGTTCGTCCTGGAGTTCTTTCAATCCATTCTGTAAATCAGAAGACTGATGTAATAAACCGTGCTTTTGAATTTCAATACTTCCTATTTGTGATTGGACTTGATTTAATTGCTTAATTAGTTCTTGTAGCTTTTCAAGCTCTTTCTTTTTAATTTTTGACATAATAATTTAATTTAATTGTGGTTAATGGTTATTCTTCGTTCTCTGTAGAGCTAGACGGAAGAAAAGATAATTCTTCTCCGGTCACCTCTACATTTGTTGGTGTAATTATTCTGTTAATATCTTCTTCAATAACAGAATTCATGTGCCCTACAGGATGCGCTGCTTGCGCCCATTCAATAACTTTAGCCTCGTTTAGATCCGCTAACGCTATAAATTCATCGCCTTCTTGAGGAGTGACTAATGGGCAAGCTCCGTGAAATATAGATGAATGACCTGAATCAGCATCTGTCCCCGTGTAGTTAAAATTAACGTGTGTGATTACATTTGACAATCCGTCTAACGTGGGTGCTTTTTTCATAGCCGTAATCGCCCACTCGTAACTCATATTCATAATTTATAATTTATTGGTTATATATATGTTAAATAATCACTTGTTTTAATAATTATCTAAACTTCTAAAAAATAAACTCTCATAGTTCCCATGTTACTACCATACGCGCCATACGTAAAATAAAACAACGCATTACCACTTTGTGTTGTAATGTGGGTCCACTCAGGGCTTCTCAGCCAAAAGTTTTTATTTGGATTACCAGAACTACTAGTTTCAGCGTATACGTGCATACCGCTAAAAGGGCTTGATGTTAAACCAGTACTTCCAGAAGGAGTTCCGTTGCTTCTTCCAACCCATCTTCCGTAAGAACCTGTGTTAGTTCCAATGCTACCAAACGTTGTTGTTGTGTAACTACTTGAATTGTTTGTACTTGTTTCCCAGTTTCCATTTGAGGTAAAATCTGGGTTTAATTGTAATGCGCTAAACGTACTACCTCCAAAACCAGTAACCATTGCTTGCCATTGATTGCCGCTTCCAAAAAAATTTCCATACCAAGGCATCATTATGGTATCTAGCTGGAAGTCGCCTCTGAAGCTAGTTCCTGAAACGTAATGAAATACAGCTCTGACCGTTTTACCTTTAAAAGCATTAACGTTTATTGATACAGTTGTTGGTGTAGCTGAAGATGATGTGTGTTGCTGGCCGGTTATTGTTTGGAGTAACGTTAAAGCACTAACATCGTGATCATATCCTCTAAATTCACCCATACCATGAGGCGTAGAGCCATCTGGTTTAGAAGATGATGCAGAGTTAATAGCGTCAAATCCACCCGCGCCTGTGCTCATGTTTTTTAAACTAATTGGTGTAGGATAGCTAAACGTGTCCCAGTTAGTACCTGATTGGTTTGGATTTGGTATTGTATTGCTGTAGTCATTTAAATGTATTTCTTTAGCAATACCATATAAAGAAACAGAGCCAGAACTAGGAACCGCCATTGATTATAGATTTAAGTTCATCAATTTGTTTTTGCTGTTCTTGAACTGCCCCTATCAAAGTTGAAACAAGATGCTCGTAGTCAACTTGTTTATATAATGTATCATCATCATCTGAAAGTCTTGTATTCTCTCTTACTACTTCAGGAACAACTTTTTCAACATCTTGTGCTATAAGCCCAATTTCTTTTTTACCATCTCTACTACCATCTTTCCAAGAGTATTCTACAGGCTCAAGTTTAAGTATTTTGTCTAAGTTGTCTGTAGTTGGCTTTATGTCTGTTTTTAATCTTTTATCTGAAAAACTATAATATGCAATAACATCACTAGCAGCGTATACATCACCAGTTCCTAATACTCTAAATATTACGTTACCTGTGCCTGTAGTATTGTTACCTATTTCAAATTTTTCGTCTGTGTTATTGTTATTACTGTCAATATTTATTCTTAAATGGTGATAAGAGTTTATAGTCATATCATCTCCATAGCTATCTCCGTAAGTAGATCTTATAGAGTGGTGTGTGTTCGTTCCATAACTATCAGAATCCCAGGTAAAATATATACCACCCATTCTGTATATATTAGAATATTGACCATTTACAGATCTACCATAGAAATGTCCACGTGCTGTAACATTTGTTGATATATCAGCACTACCACTAACATATAATGCTTCTGTACTAGGAGATGTAGCAGATTCACCTTGCCCAATAGATAATGATGTAGCAACAGTTAGTCTACCATTAGTAGTTAATGACATTGCACCTTGTGCATCAGTATGAGAATTATCTCCCCACCAAAACCCTCTATCATCTTCATTGTTCATTTGGAATGACATAGCGTAGTCATTTAAATGTCCAAAAGTAAAGCCGCTCTTCATACCTATAGTATAAGCACTACTGTTCCAAACTCTTAATTTATCTCTTGTTTGGCTTGAGTTTCCGTCTATAAGCCCAAAATTATATCTAGTGCTATTAGCAAACAAATCACTAAACGTTCCAGAGGTTATTTTAGAAGCGTCTAAATTGGGGATCCTTGCTGTTGCAAACGTTCCTGAAGTAACATCTCCAGCTGCATGGGTATGTGAAGATGCTGCATAACTGCCAGCAGCTTGAGCACCTATTTCAGATAGGCTCCAACTCACGTTTCCTGATCCGTTTACTGACTTTCCGGTGCTTCCTATAGTTATAGTTCTAGCTGTTGTCCAAGTGTCTGCATTTGGGTGGTAACCCGTGTGAAAAACCTGCTGGTTATTAACGAGGAGTTCTTTATTGAAGTAGAAGTTAGGTCTATCAGTATAGATATGAGCGTGGCTAGTGTTAGCAGGCCCAAAATCTATATAACCGTCGTTTGTTTGATGTCTTAAACCACCCCAGCTATTTACAGAGTTTGCTGTTTCACCATCTATATTAGCCCATGTTAAATCGTGACTATCGTCATTTACAGTTGCTGTTAATGTTACGTTAGCAGAACCATCTATAGATACGGATCCACTTAAATCACCAGCTAATGTTATTGTTCTTGCTGTAGTCCATTTATCAGCTTCAGGATGGTAATCAACATGATACAGCTGTCTCCAGTTTTTCCAAGTATTTGCGCCGTTTTCTGAACTAGAATTATCCGTACCCGATCTAAAATAAAGCTCATTCGACCCACCATACCTAGAGGCTAATTGTATTCCTTTAGTGCGGTCGCCAAAATTTACAGCAAACATATAAGATGTTGGCCATGTACCCCTGTCCGTTTGAGTAGATCTAGTTGCTTGGTATATTGCATTTGCTGTTGATGCGTCTATATTATAATCTTCTTTTGCTTGATATAGATATCCATTTGTAGTTAAAGCTGCTCCTGCGCTACCTGGTTCAATATAGTATGATGTAGAATCTATGTCATAAAATCTTTGAGCGCCCATACCCTGGCTGCCGCTATCAACCTGCACTTTTTTAGTCCATGAATTGCTGTCAAAATCCGATCCTGCATAAAAAGTTAAGTCATTACCGTCATGATGTATAAGCCATTTGTTATCGCCAGCGGTGTTTCTTAAAGCCAAGGACGGATATTCACCCACTATAGATAGCTGCTCTCTAGAATAAAAACCTTGCCCCCAGTTGTCGGCTATTTTAACTGAACCAGTAGTTGTCTCTATGTCGCCAGCCACATGAAGAGGGCGTGAAGGATTTGTTCCAATACCAACATTACCGCTTGAATCAATACGCATTCGTTCCACAGGGGTTCCACCGCTACTTGACGGTGTTGTTTTAAATTTTAATATTCCCCCACCAGAATTACCACCTCCAACTGTTGAAGCACTTTCAACTTCAATTTGAGCGTTACAATAGTTATTGTCGTCATCAACACTGAACTGAAGTATCCCAGTTGTTTCTCCAGCAGTTGCCGTTCCATCTTTTCTAAGTATATCTATAACCCCCGGGTTACCTGTACCACTAATAGAACCAACCCTTAAATCTGGGACAGAACCGAATGTTGTAGTAAAATCCGTTACAGCGATGCCAACTTTGCCATTTAATACAGCCGCTGTTGTGCTATTATTAGGATCTACAAAATACGTTGTATTTCCATTGCCATGAAATCTATTTGCGTATACAGGTCCGTTGCTTGCTGCAATCCCACCCGTCTCTGTCGCCTCTAAATCGTTACAAACTATACTATTTGTAACATTTACTTCTGAAGACGCTATCAATGAATACGGCGCTCCACTATCCAAATCTAAATACGAGCTTGTGCCGCTGGTGCCATAGTATCTACCGGATCTTACGGCGTTGCTATAAGTTGTACCATTTACATGCAAATCATAGGACGGAGAAGATGTACCAACACCAAGTCTATTGTTAGTAGTATCCCAGTGAAGATTTGTGTCGTTGGTTAGAGCTGTTGCTGAAGTCCATATTGCTAGTTTATTAGCTGAACCGCCGGAAAGGCTAGCGCCTCCAGAAGCATCTTCCCAAGCAATACCTGATCCTGTGGAGGTTAATACTTGCCCATCTGTACCTTGAGCACTGTCGATTGTTAAGTTACTTAAATCAACAGTGCCGGATACGTCTATACCTTTAAGAAATGGTATTGCCATATTTTATTTAATTGTTTATTATGATATTGCAGGGAATGAACTAATTAAAACAACATAATCTTGCGTTGCACTCGGAGCGGATCCAAAAGAAACATCAACGCTGCTAGTTTCTGATCCCGATGTGGCAGTCACGTCGGCAAAAACTCTTTCGTAAGTAGCTCCAGTGCCGTTATTACCATAATCTAAAATTTCAACACTAACAAGTGCATTGTTTAATCCATGCGACAGCGAAAACGTGGTTTCTGTTCCATCACCTGATATTTTTTTAGTCTTTTTGCCTGTATGAGCTAAAGACGTTACGCCATCTAAAAGGTTAATTTCAGATGCCGTAGCGGTAACACCATCTAGTATATTTAATTCCGCTGTAGTGGATGTTACACCATCCAAAATGTTTAATTCAGCAGTAGTGGATGTTACTCCATCTAGTATATTTAACTCTGATGCGGTTGATGTTACACCATCTAATATATTTAATTCGCTGGTTGTTACAGTTGCACCGTCTAATATGTTTAATTCAGATGGGGTTGATGTTATAGTTGCTGTGGGAGCAGTTGAAAATAAAGCTACGTGACCAGCTAAATTAGGTAACGTATATGTTTTACTTGAACCCGCTACGGTTGAAACAAGAGTTGCATCATTTCCATCAGCAGCCGTTCCTTCAAATATAACGCCACTCGATGTGCTAACTGTTTCAACATTATTAGTAATGGTTTTTCCAATAACCGTTAAGTTACCTTTTATAGTAACTTGAGTGTCATCGCCTGAATCTCCAATAGTCAGCGTGTCGCTTCCTGTCATTACAGAAGTAACAGCGTTTAACTTAGTTAAATCTAAACTATAGTTGTTTGCGCCAGCGTCCACACCGTCAAGCTTAGTTTTATCTGAAGCTGTCATTACCCCCGCTAAACTTTGTGTTGCAGCAGCGATAGAATCATTTGTGCCTGTTGAAGATTGAATTTCAACGGTGCTAGCGCCTTCTGATATAGTTATGTTTGTAGCATCAACTACAAAATCCATATTATTATTAGTATCGTCGTATGTGACGCTAATGCGAGTTTTTGTGCCGCCTGTAGCAACTAAAGGTCCGGCTATATCCATAACCTCCTCGCTTGTTAAAGCAGAAGTATCAGTCCATGGTACATTTACGAAAGCCTTGTTATCGCCATCTAATTCTATAGGATAATTTTTACCGCTTTCGGTATAACCTATTTTTACACCTCCCAGTGCGCTATTTGTAGCGACTGGTAATGTGTAATCATTAAAGTTTGAAGTTACCCAGCTTCTAAAAGCAACAGTTTCCCAGCTTGACCCGCTATGTACATTGACTGTTTTGCCAGTAGTATGAAAATAGATTTGCCCTTCTGCTGAAGTAGGTGTTGACGACGTTTTATGCAGTTTTGCGTTTTGCAGCTCGTTGTCTGATAAATTTATATTGTTAAGAAATGGAATTGCCATAATTTTAATTCATATATGCTTTGCCCGATTCAGCACCGGTAAAGGTTATTGTTAAACTGTTTTTTGATGTGTAATTTACGTCGCCATAACCTTTTTGCCCTGTTGACAATACAGCCGACACCGACGGGTATTTTCCTAAATTATGCTGAATAGTCCACGTTTGGCTAGCCTGACCTTGATTATGTACAAAATGCTTATCCCCTGCTCCAGCAAAAGATATCACATAATACTTATCAAAAGTCAAAACCCCGTTTGTAGACTCAGCAGTTAATGTTATATTAAAAAAATTCTGCCCAGAGGGCTTTGTTACGGAATCAACATTATATATACCGTAAACATCTTTATCGTCTGTTTGAGATAGTATAATTTTATTACCTGAATATTCTTCTATAAAATTACTTATATCTTGCTCAGACTGGTCTATTTGATTAAATTTTAATAATGTAACAGAAGAAAATGCCGTATTACCTGCAACTCCTGTAAATTTTCCAGCAGACTGTGCTGTTCCAAATTGGTACATTACTTGACCTCCTACAGCAACAAGTCCTTTGCTGCTTAAAAAATTAGCCAAGCTATCTAGTGTATAATTTATGGTCACTGAACCAGATGAATCCGTACCTAATATTTTATCTCGTCGGGTAAGATTAACATCATTTGAATATGTACCTATTCTTGCCATTTATTATTGTTTTTTAGACTTTTCCCAAGTTCTGCCTACAAAATATGCACCATACACTGTAATAAGTAAAGACTGAAAAATAGGTATATATTCTTCAGCCACTTGAAAACCGCCTATGTTACCGTCAAAAAACGACAAGGCGGTAAATATGAATGTTAAATAAATTAAAACTAGAGGTCTAATGTTTTTAGAAAGAAAAGAGTCGGATTGCATGTCAAGCTTCCAGCGCTCAGTAATTTGACCTTGCGCGTCTTGATCTGCCTTTTCCAAAAGCTCTTGTAATTTCTGCTTAGCCTCTAGTCTTTCTTCTTCTGTGGTTGTTAAGCTATCAATAACTCCCCCAACGTCTTTTATAAGCCCCCCAGTTATTAAACTGAGTAATTTTTTCATTTTAATGCTATTGATTTATATTTATAAAAATTATTTCTAACATCCACATAAAATGAGTCAATAGTTTTTTCTCTTGTTACTTCTAATAAAAAAGTGCCATCAACACAATATGCTGTTATTAAATATTTTTTTACTTTATCTTTTGGGTCCTTTCTATTAAAACTTTTAATTCCTGTCCTTCCGTGATATTCCTCTATTTCATGAAACATATCAGTAACATCTGTGGTTTCAGACTCGCAGCTTATTATATAATCAGAAATTGTTTCGTCATAAGAATTATAATGGTATTCAGCCATGTCAGGAGCCTGTGAAAATGATAAAAAAGATATTAATAAAAAAATGGTATTTAGGTATTTCATTGTATTTAATTTAAGTTATTTATATAATATACATATTACATAAATTTTTCTTAAATTACTACTACCTAATCCCTCTTGATTTTACTTTTTTATAAGTTAATCGGTCCACCCCAAGAGCAATAGAACTTGCAGCATCACCTATACCTTCACCAACGCTAGATATTCCTGAGCCAATACCTTTCCCAACTGAGCCTATAGCGCTGCCAACTTTATTTAAAAGAGTTTGCTTGTTTCTCCTTGATCTTGAAGTTGTTGATTTTTTTGTTGGTTTTGAAGGTTTTGTTGAGGACGAAACATTGTAACCAAAGCTCATATCAATACCCTTAGACTTCAGAGTGCTAATGCTACCGCCTGTTTTTTGCATTGTTTTAGCTGCTTCAACTGCGCCGCTATACATGTCAGCCGATAACTGCTTCTGTTTTTTGATAGCTCTATCGAAACCTTGTTTTTTAACCTGAGTATTTGTAGCTTTTGAATCAACAAAATTAAACATACGAGATGACCCTTTACCAAATTGACCTTCAAACTTTTGTTTTTGTTCTAAAACTCCCCCTTTGCCTCTTACTTTGCCAAAACCACGCACATCATATGCACTATGAATTTGTTCGTCTGGAGATAAATCTGAATATGATTTTCCAAACATTCTTTTCGCACCTTCCCCTTGCTCATATTCATAAGCACTCGGTCCTTTTCCTGAAAACTGAAAAGACTTTGCTGGTTTTGGCGAAGTTAACCCCTTACCTCCTTCTGGAAACGCCGCTTTTTCTAGCTGGCTACCGGCATTAAAAGCCATATTGTTTAAGCTTTGTACAGTACCTGTATCAAGAGAACTAAAAGAACCTGGCGAGTCGGCATTTGCGGTGCCTTTACCGTTTTTCATTTTAAATTTTGACATAACCTTTATTTTTTGTATCTGCGAGGAAATAGAGTGTTCATAGCCTTACGACGTCCCTCACAGCCGCACGGTATGTTTAAACTTGTTGACATGAAATCTACAGCTTTTTTAATGCCTGTCGCTTTGGTAAATTTATAAATATCATCACCTAACCCTTTTGATTTCATTTTCTTTTTTTTCTTTTTTTCAAAGCTTTAAAATCAGCTCCGGTAATTTTATTATACGGCTTAGCTGCTTTAGCAATTCTTTTTTGCCCTGTTGATAGTTTCTTTTTCATAATATTAACAATTCCATTTTCTTCGCGCTGCCTTACCCCTTTCAGAAGTCCAGCTTTTTGATCTTGCGCAAAATGATTTTCTACGTTTCCAAGCTTTGCTTCCTTTTTTAAGTTTTGAAGGAGGTGTCGTCACAGCTGTTTTTAGCTTGCTACCCGGGTTATCTTTACGGTATTTTTTAACGCCTTTAGCTGTCATTCCACCACCGGCGCTCTTGCCTGTACCTCTGCCTTTTTTTACTTTGGCGTAATATCCTTTAGATTTTTTTCTTGATGGTGCGTTTTTACTAGGCATAACTACTTTTTCTTTTTAGTCATAGACTTTTTACCGTAAGATTTTTTATAACCTTTTTTTACTGTAAGGCCTCCGCCTTTTTTGCTTTTACCTGGCATAATAATAAATTTTAACGTTCTGGATCTTTGATCATATCATCAATAGCCTTGTTGTAGACTTTATCTGTATATGTTTTATTTTTGAAAAATATGCTACGCTCAGACGTTGGAAGGTCTTCTTCGCCTAGCATTATTCTATATATTCTACTTACTAAGTGTTTGCATTTAAATGAGGTTTGAAATATAGAATATTTAATTGAAGTACGGTTACGATGACGCCAAACCTCAATCCAGCCATCGCGGCGAAGGCGCTCCCACCTATCTTTATCCCAAGAATATGTGTATTCACCTTCTATAAAATCATTACGTGTAAAACGCTTTTTGCAATCTAAATATATTAAAAGTTCTAAATCAGCATCTTTTAAGTTATGAGTTTTACAGGCCCATTTGCGAATGAGCCTATAATACTTCATTAAATTTAGTTCTCTAAAGTCGTCCGCGCTTATTCTCATTCAACCATAACTATATCGCCGAGCTTTAGCACATGATACAGCTTATTCTTCCATTCTATACCGTGCCCATTATGCTTGTCGTAATAAACAATATCGTCTTTTTTAAGGGATTCAACTAAATTACCTGCAGATATAACCTTACCCTTCAAGTACCTAACGTCGCTGTTTTGCGATTCCGTAAGCTCAAGCCCACCTACTGTCTTCGGTGCTTCCTTTATTTTTTCAATAACTACGAAATAATTAATTGCTTTCATCTAATCGTATATTATTGATTATACAGTCAGCAGATATAATTGTATTAACAACTGATACCGCATTTTTAAGAGCAGTTTTTGTAACAAACGCCGGATCAATAATTCCAGCTCTAATCATATTAGTCGGCTTGCCTGTTACAACATCACGTCCCCAGCCTTTGCGTTCCATGCTTAAATTATCGCTAAGTCCTGCATTATTAAGAATAGTTCTGTATGGCGATAGTATAGCGCCTAATAGGACCTCTTCTCCTTTACTTTTTGGATTTATTTTTTGAGCTGCGTTCATAAGTGCGACACCACCACCTGGCACTATACCCTCTTTAAGCGCGGCTTTTACGGCAAATAAAGCATCTTCAACCCTATCTCTTTTTTCTTTAAGCTCAATTTTAGAATCAGCCCCAACTTTTATAACGCCGACAGCACCGTTTAGCATTGCTAGTCTTTGCTGTAATCGTTTCTTAAAATATGGATTAGTTTCGTTTTTAATTTTTTGTTCAACTTGCAAAACTCTTTCTTTTAAATCTTCACCTAGCTCTAGAGTTTGCAAAACTGTTGTTTTTTCATCAGTTATAGCTTTTGTAACTTCGCCTAATACTGATGGCTCTATAAGATCTAAATCATCACCTAGTTCTTCATTTATAACAGTTGCACCTGTTAAAAACGCTAAATCTTCGATTGTGTCTTGTTTTGACGGCCCAAAGCCAGGAGGGTCAATAACATTAACTTTTATATTACCTTTTACTTTATTAGCTAAAAGAGCTGCCATTGGCTGCTGCTCAATTGAAGAAACAATTAATAAGGACCTATTCTGTTTTATAACATGCTCTAGCACCCCCTGTATTTTTCTAATATTAGGTATAGGAGAAGATACAATAAGAACATACGGGTTATCTAAAACAGCTCTGTTTTTGTCTTTATCTGTAATAAGATGCGGAGATTTTAATCCTGACTCTAACTGTACGCCTTCTACGAATTCAACATAAGTTTCGCCGGTATCGGATTCCTCCATTAATACAATTCCGTCTTTGCCGACTTTTTCAAATGCATCACCTATTTTTTCACCAAGTTCTGTATCATTGTTACAACTAATGGTTGCTATTTGTTTTAACATAGAGTCTTTTACAGGTACAGCTATTTTATCAATATATTTAGCTACATTTGTCGCAGCTTTTTCCACGCCTGCTTTTAAAGAGCGAACATCTGTTTCGCCTTTATCTAATTCTTTACTGGCATTACTGAGTAGCCAGTGAGCGAGTACGGTAGCCGTTGTGGTACCGTCACCCGCTTCTCTGACCGTGTTTTTAGCTGCCTCTTTTATAAGTGTCGCTCCGATGTTTTCAACTGGGTCTCTTAAGACTACGGATTCCGCAACCGTTACACCATCTTTTGTTATGACCGGTTTTCCTAACGCATCTTCATATATAACGCACTTACCTGAGGCACCTAAAGTAGAGCTCACAGCTTTTGCAAGCTTCTCTACACCTGCCATTACTTTATCTTTACCTTCACTCCCGAATGATAAAGATTTTACTATCTCGCTTGGGTTATTATATTCCATTTAATTAAATTTTTTATAGAGATATTATTCAAATGTTTTAACCACTACTGGACCTTTAGCAAAGTCAAGCCGTTTGTTATAGTGTTCTAATGAAGCATCAATTGCTGCTTCTGCACCTTCAACGGTTTCTCTTCGCGTTACGTCAACCCAGTTATTATCTTTATTTGGATCGAGGTACTCGGTTTGGTAATAACCATTTGGTAATTGGACAATTCGCCAGTTTTTCTTATCGGTTAAATGTGTAAGAAACTGGACTTCTTCTTCGGTTATTTTTGGAGATGATGTTCCCCAAGAATAGGTTCTATAATATAGTGTCATAGGTTTTGGTTTTAAATTAATTATTGGTTTGCCCTACCCGGACCGGGTGTATTTTATATATTACGTAATATTAACTATTTTAGGTATTGATGTTAAAAATCGGTGGTGTTGTGGCCACCATCCGTACCCATATCGGGTTAAAAGAGACGTATACGTATGATTTTGATGCAGACTAAGGGTGTCTAGTATAGGGGTGGTGCCTTCTAGCACTATAGGGTAATAGGGGTATAAAATAGTAGATGTAAATTGGCCGTTAGAGCTTAAATACCCTGCCTCCAATCTTGAAACACTAGACTGACCCTCATTAATTCCCTGATCAAACTTAATTTGGCCTCGTAGCTCTCCCGCTTTAGCAAGATCGCTGTGTGTTAAAGATCCATAAGCACTTTCACTTATCCCACTTATTAAGGTCATATACTCATCATTTCCATCAGTAGATTCAAATATAGCTTTTGTACCTTCATAATCTGCATATGCTTTCCTACTATATCCTGCCCCTTGGTCTAAAACAGGATTAGCAAAAGGGCCTACAAGCCTAAATGTTTGACCATAATCATTAGAAGCATAATATCTTCTAGTGGTTATTGCATAGTAGTCAAAAAGAAATACTCTTTTACCATTTCCTGAAACCGCAACGCTGGTCAGTAGTGAACGAGTGCTATATTGGCTATCTGATAAACCTGAAGATATTGTTATGTAATTAAAGGTTTTTCCAAAATCAGAGCTTCTATAAACATGTAAGCTGCGGAATTTTATTATGTATATGTATTTACCTCCCGCTGATATTGATATTCCAAAACCATATTTATCATTATCAGGTATTCCTACTGATGAAATTGGTCTAGTACTATTTTGCATAAAAAAATAAAATAAATCTGCAACTTTTTCCCAAGTAACACCATAATCTCTAGATATTGCAATGCCATAATAGCTAGAGTCAGAAGCCGTGCGAGGTCTATCTTTATAAGGTACACATATAACTTTTCCGTTTCTAGACGCTGTCATGAGAGTGGGGTAAGTATCAAAATTTGAATTATAAATAGCCGGATCTGTGATTTCAATCCAATTTTGTCCAAAATCCTCTGTCCTCACTATAGATTGAACCCCTTGCTGGTTTCTTCCCCATGCATACATATATTTATAGTCATCACTAACTTGACATATCCTATATTTGTCTGTTGTTTCGGCAGCAGGCAATGAATCTGGTAAAGCGCCAAAAGGATGGGCTGGGTTTACCATTTCAAAACCCACTGCTATTCCGTCAGGCGGAAATAGTTCAGGGGCTATTTTTTTAATTTTAAGCAATCCAAATCCGTTAGTACTACCAATAGGACTGCGAGTTGAAACATTTGAAATAAAATAAGGTTCAGCACCTGGAGACGCCTGTGGAGGTATATACGAGTCGTCCTCGGGTGGCCACACCCAATTTTCTCCCTTATATATTCTTTTTACATTAGTGTCTCCAACTTTTATATTACCAACATCGGGCACGGTGTCTAATACTTTAAAGTTTCCCATTATATAATTACGTACATTTTGTCAGACTCAGGGGTAATATTGTTATATTGCGTTTGTGATAATGTTACAATTTCTGATACAGCCGTGTTATTTGTTTCAGCGGAACCAAATACAATATTGCCTGGTACGTTTTGTATAAACGTAGGGCTTAATGGATCTGTCTCATCAAAGTTTGCTTGAGCATTAATATCTGCTTCTACCCAAGGAACATTAACAACCAGTTGATCGGTATTATTAACTTGAACCGCGTATGTTCTATTTGTATTGTTCGAAACGGCATTCGCAGCTACAGTCTGTTCTGTACTGCTTCCTAGTTTAATAAGGCCTAATGTATTTACAGTCGCTGTAGAATAACTTGATGTTGCTGCAGACACAACTCCATTTGAGTCTATGCTTAAGTTATTACCTATTTTTATACCACCTAAAACCGCATCGGATGCAGTTGGTAAAACGTAATCTGGGGTACTATCTTCTATATTTGTCCAATTTGTTCCGTCCCATGTAAGCACATCCCCGTATTGCACATTAGTTACAGATACGTCACTTATTGTATTAACTTGTATATCTTCCACAGTTTGTGTTGTAGCATAACCTGACAAATCCGCCGGCTGGAATGTGAATGTACCATTGGTATTATTATAAGATAGAGCGCCACCGCTAGACGCGTCCCCTGTTGAAACACTCAAATCTGCTAAAGTTATACCGCTACCACCTGACCCACCCACATTATCGGTGCCGGGGTACCAGTGCCCATTTGCATTACTCCACTTTAGCACTTGCCCGTCTGACGGTGTTGCAGTACTAACATCCGATAGATCGCTTAAATTATCAGGAATATTAGAAGATAGTGCATAGTTTGAAAGATCAGGAGGCGTATATGTAAATGTACCCGCATCATCATAAGTCAGACTTGTGTTTCCTGCGTCAGCAGTTACTGCGGAAAATTGTGTAAAGTCAACTCCGCCACCGCTTACGCTTGTATTATTGTCGGTTCCAATAACCCAACTTGTGCCATTATATTTTAACACGCTGCCTGAAGCTGCATTTGTGGTGTCAACGTCTGTTAAATCGTTTATCGACACCGACGTTAAGAAAGATGATAGGTTTGGGGGTGTATATGTAAATACACCGTTAGTATCATCATATATAAGACTAGCAGCGCCAGAAGTAAGAGTATTTACTGAAAAGCTGCCAAGCGATGCCGCAGAGCCTGTATCATCCGCAGAAAGTGCCCAGCTATTACCATCCCACTTAATTATTTGGTTAAGTGAGGGAGTTCCATCGTCTACATCTGATAGATCCTGTAAAGCTGTTGGTATAGCTGAAGTGGTTGCATACCCAGACAGATCTGGCGGAGTGAAAGTGAAAACACCGGTTGTATTATTATAGGATAAGCTTGCTGTGCCCGTAGCTCCTACTGATACGCTTAAATCTGTTAGCGTAATACCTGAGTCGGGTGTAGCTGTTAAATCCGTGCTTGGCTCCCATTCTGTACCACTCCATTTTAACACTTGACCTGTGGTTGGGGCTGTTGCTGAAACGTTGGATAGACCAGTTGTTGATAGTGTCGCCCAAATCCCGTCTTTTCTTAAAAACGCGTCTCCGTGTGTTGCATTACCGGCTAGTACTAAACCTGCGGCGTAGGAATTACCAACTCCCATTATGGAATAGTTAGTATCGTTATCTACACCAAGTTCCCATTTGCTAGTTCCATTATTATATTTTAATACCGCGTTAGCGGTCGGATTTGAAAAATTGACATCCGTAAGGCTATTTAAGTTAAGGGCACCGACTTCTGCGGATGTTGCTAGACCTGATAAGTCGGCCGGTTTAAATGTAAATGCCCCACTTGCACTAGCATAAGACAAAGAGCCGCCACTTAAAGCAGCGTCTGTAGTAACTGATAGGTCAGTTAGTTCTATACCGCCTCCAGATCCTGCTCCTTGTAGATCTGCACTAGCTTGCCATTGGTTATTAGAAGCACTCCATTTTAAAACATGCCCATCGGTTGGGGAATCTACCGATACATTACCTAAGTCCCCAAGATCCATTATAGCCCAGCTACCGTCTTTACGCAAGTATGTTTGGTTATGTGTAGCAGATCCCGCAAGCACAAGCCCGGCTACATAGCTATTGCCACTACCCATAACATCGTATGTAGTGTTTGTGTCAGTTGCAGATAGCACTCCGGATTCGGTAATACTTAAGTTAGCACCTACTATAATACCACCTAACTTGCTTGTAGTAGCAATAGGTAACGTATACTGGTCATTAATAAACTCAGCTAGGCCTCCTAGTTTGAAGTTAGCTGTTTGGTATATTTCATTTCCCTGGGTGCCGGAAACATAATCCGAACCAATTACAATATCTCGGTTATTAAAACCGGACTCTTTTAAATACGTACTTATCCTAGCCATTATTCTTTCTTTGTTCCTTTGCCATGACCTGAACGGTTTTTCTTAACTGAAACAAACCTTTTTGTCTTATGGTCATAGTCTTTGCCTTTAATGTTTTTGCCAGCCTTTATAGCAGCTCTTCTGCGACGCTGGTTTTCTGCACGCATAGCTTTCCTTCTAGCACCATTTGCGGTAGCCAAATCTCGCTTCTTCTTTGCAGCAGCGGCTGTACGTGATAGTTTCTGTTTACCCATATCTATTATATCACTGATGTTTAGTGTTTTTTACTTTGTAAGATATATAGGGGTAACGGGTTATATATACATTTTTTTTATAACGTATGCAAAACTAAAGCTAATTCTTTTTAACCAGCCCCCGTGCCGTTTTACGGTTACTGCCTGGGGTTCTCTGGATCCGAACAGCCGGGTCAACAAGAGTCGGACTCGGAACTCGACCGGATAATTCAGCTTTTTGTACAGCTGCAGCGCAGCGTGCATAGCAACGCGTATAGCATTTACAGTCTAGTCACGATCCCGTACCGATAATATATTTGAATATTAAATTACCAGTTATGAAACGTAAATTCAATCACAAACAAATAATCGTCGGAGTAATCGTAACCACGTACCTGACTATGTTAATCGGTGGTATCATCACCGTATTGTCCAACCTTGATTCCGCATCGTACGGTATCTACTAAACCTAAGGGCACCGCCCTGCGGTGTATAGCACCGCGTATAGCATTTTTACAGACTAACCACGATACTACTTCGATAATATATATGAAACGAATTTAAAAGTATAACTATTAAAATTAAAATTATGAGTATAAATGACAAATTAAAACAACTGTACAATCGCTACGACTTCTTAATTGATAACGATAGATGGGTACAAGCTAAGACAATTCAAAATGAAATAAGAGAATTAGAATTGTTACGTGAAGAAAGTTACACAAACTAAACACGAAGTAAAGTAGATAATATAAATGTAAACAAATTAAAATAAATAATTATGAGTAAATTAAATAACACATTAGTAAGTAAAAGATTTATCATTCGAAAGTCTTTAATCGGTAAAAACATCAATGTCTCATTCACAGACTACGATGGTAAAGTACACAAGTATTCACATGACAAAGTATATGAGTTATGTAAAGAAAGATTCGACAACATGAAATGTTTCCAAAAATACAAGTACTACTCTCAAACATTCGCACTGCCGAAGTTTGTACGCGAGTTAGGTGATGAGGTTCTAGTCAAATAGAACTTCACCCCTAGCGGGGGCTACCGCCCTCGTGTACAGCATATGTATAGCAACGCGTATAGCACAGTGCGGTGAAGTAATAAAAAGTAGCACCTTCCCAAAAAAAAAGTAAAGAACAGATCAGTGATGAAGAGATTAGTAACGAAAAGTGCGACACTAGCCTGTTATTAATAATACTTAACTAGCTAATGTCACATTTCTTGGTAACTCATGCACAGAGAGGTGATGTTATACCTACAACACTTTTTTATACTACAAACACTTTACCTACTTTTATTTACAAATTGAACACGAATCGGTGACGATAATATATATGAAACTTTAAAACACATTACTATGAATAAATATGATTTTCATTGGGATAGTGATACTATCAATTACTATGCTACCGGCTTTCTAAATTGCGAGATTAGTAATGGCTGGGCAGGTACTGCACTTGTAATCTACAAATACGTAGCAGACGAGTGTGACTATGACTACGAGAGTGATTTTCGAA